ATGACTGAACCCGCTTTTTGGCAGCAAAAAACGCTGTCTGAAATGACTGACGAAGAATGGGAAGCATTGTGCGACGGCTGCGGACAATGTTGCCTGCATAAGCTGATTGATGAAGATACGGACGAGATTTACTTCACCAACGTCGCCTGTAACCAGCTCAATATTAAATCTTGTCAGTGCCGCAACTACGAACGTCGTTTTACGCTTGAAGAAGACTGCATCAAACTGACGCGTGAAAACCTGACCACTTTCGACTGGTTACCGCCTACCTGCGCATATCGTCTGATAGGCGAGGGCAAGCCTTTGCTCCCGTGGCATCCGCTGCTGAATAAAGCATCCAAATCTGCCATGCATACGGCGCAGATCTCCGTGCGTTACATCGCCGTGCGCGAAGACGACGTCGAAGACTGGCAGGATCACATCATGAATAAGCCAAGCTGGGCGAAGTAACTACTTGAAGTGATTGAAGAACTTCATCACTGTGATATAGCGCGGGGCATATACGGGGCATCACCCGTAAATCCTGCGTTCAAAATGTCCATCTGATTACTGTTATTCTCGCTCATCCACTTCCCGTAAACGCTGTACACCATCTGTGAAGATGTGTGACCCATTTGGTTTGCTACAAAGTTTGGATTCGCTCCAGCACTCAATGCCCAACAGGCGAAAGTATGTCGCGTTTCGTATGCTTTGCGATGACGAATGCCCGCCTTCTTTAATGCGAAGTTCCACGTTCCGCTAAATACCCCAGGAGAGTACCAATCTCCACCTTTACCGTTCCTTGCAGACAGGCGAGGGGAGAACACAAAGGTGCAATCATCTTTTCGAATTCTGCCAAATTCTCGAAGGTGAACATCTACCTTTATTTGCTCCCCCATCCTCGTTAAAGTCATTTGCTCCTTCAGCGCCTCTATCGCAGGGTTAGTCAACTTGATAGTTCGGTTGCCGCTTTCTGTCTTAGGTGGAGTGAAGTGATTAACAACAGCCATATTTCGGCTAATAGTTATCGTCCATTCCTTCAGGTCAATATCTTCCCAAGCCAGCGCACAAATCTCCCCGTGCCTCATCCCTGTATTCACCGCCAGACGCCAGATGTTCTTTACCTGAAGTGACGGTGCAACTTCTATAAGCCTCGCGTACTCCTCCCGAGTTAACGGATCTGGTTCTGATTTGCTTTTCTTCAATGGGCTCACCCCAAGGAAGGGTGAGCGTTCTATGTATCCGTTTGCCACCGCAAATTCCATCATCCCTGCAAAGCACGACATATAGACGTTTACCGTTCTGACTGTGCGCCCCTTTTTAAGTTGTCGGGTTTTCTGATGAATTCCAGCCATTTGAAAACCAGTCAACAACTCCCTTCTCAGTCCGAGTACCATTTCATTAGTGACAGAAGAAATCAGCCTGTCTTCCCCAATAATTCCTATGCAGATTTTTATGTATGACCGGTACCTGTTAATTCCGTTTCGTGTGATTTCCATTTCTTTCAAAGCCAGCCATTTCTCCGCAAGCTGCTCCATCGTTACGTTCAACTGAGCAACGCCGAACTTATGCAACTGCTTTGACGAAGGGAACTGTGCGGCGTAGTTGAAGCTCCCAGTCTTAATAGCGTAACGAACTGACTCCCTTAACTCGCCAGCCATGCGCCGGTTCTTCGCTGTGTCCGGAACGCCAAGGTTTTCCCTAACCCTTTGCCCCTGGTAGATGAACCACACGCGCAGCAATCCGCAGTGGTTCTCTACCCCGGTAGGATAATCAGCCATCCTCTTTTCCTCATGTGTTGATAGGAGAGGGCATTTAAGCAGAAATCTTCCTGCGGATCGCCGGTCTTTGTCGCTCAACCCAATTATCGATTTCTTGGCGGTTATACATGATCGGGCTGTTTTGCTTAGGGTTAAGGTCGGGGGCAACATGGCGGTACTCGCGGCCTTCCATCCATGAACTGCGTCGTGCGTGTTGGATCATGTGTTTGGTCATGCCGGTTAGGGACATGAGTAAATCTTCCGAGACCCATTTGCTGGGGTTCATATGAATAACGTTATCCATGCTTTCCTCTTCTATTTACCTGCGAACACTCGATAGACATGCACATTTAGCCAGAGCCATGGTTCATGCCGCTGCGGGCAGAATGGCTGAGCCTGAGGTGAGTATTTATCGAGTAGTTCGCGTAGTGATTGAGTGTTGTCTTTACTGCGGAGTTCGGTGATTAGTTTCTTTGCGATGCTTCTGACTGCGTTGTCGGCCTCTTCGGCGGTCATGGGCTACTCCAGTTTCACACCGGGGATTTTGCCTGCTGATATTGCAGAATAAAGTTCACTCGCATCATCCATTGTTATGCTGCCGATTTTATAAAGCTCAGAAATTGCTAACTCTCTTTTTCTGTCTTCGGCTGTTATTAACGCAAAATCACCATGCTCACCAGATGATGCCAGGTAACCAATGTCAACCGTCGCCCCCTTTTCGCTGGAATAGACAACAACACCTTTACGGTACTTACTTTCCTCATCGACCCAAAAATTAACTTCTATTCCAACTGGCGGGATTCCTTCGCCGTTCCAAAACTGCACTGGCTTGATGCCAAACAAACCCCTGCATTTTCCACCATTATCCGAATGGTCGGTTCCACACGTTTTACAAATCGCTAAACCTTTCATTTCCATACCCCATAAATAAGCACGCTTAAAGCCACCCACGATAGGCCACCCACCGCAACAACGATTATCCAAACAGCCAGTTTTGACGCTCTGCTCATGCTGCATCTCCAAATTCAAACACGCGTGCTTTGTTCTTGCTCTTGGCCTTCTTCACCGGCTTAGCCTTTGCCACTACCTGCTTGCACTCAGGCATCACAGATGAAACACCGCGGTGTACTCTTGCCCGGGCGTTCATGTTGAATATGTGCCGCGCAGTCCAGTCGCATCCGTCGTCTATGTAGTCAGGGCGGGTGTTGATTCTCAGGTCGTCTTCAAACATTTAGGCAGCCTCCGAAATCTTAATTGGCTCGCGGTGGCAAGATGCTGAGAAGTTGCCAGCCTTCGTTAATTTCACGTGACCAGAGAATCCAGGCGCTTGGTATCCCCAGACATCTCCATCCTCATCCTTTCTCTTTGCTATGAAGTCCTGAGCAAATGACATAGCCACGCGAGCACATTCCGTGTCAGGCGCATTGATTAAAATTCGCATAGGGATACCTCTGAATTCTGGTCGTAAAAAAACCGCTCTAGGCGGCTGGTTAATTCATGGATTTGTAGAACTTTGGGCTGTCTGTTGTTACTTCCCTAAGCTGTCTGATATCAGTACGGCGCGGGAACGATTCTCCATCCCACAATATGATCGCCTCAGTTAAAAGGTCATCAATGTGGACAATATCCATAACGGTGCCCACGGCTTTACCTGACTTCATTGTTACCAATGAGCCGTTAGAGATTGGCATGGGGGATACCTCATGTTGCAGGCGTAAAAAAGGCCGCCAATTGGCAGCCTAGTTTTTCTGGATTTATATCAAATTGGGATTACGATATTCTCGGAGAGGAATTGCTTTACTGGCTCATCTTCAAGGGGATAATTATGCGCAATCAAGTACTGATTGTTGTTGAAATTAAATAAAGAAAGTTTGTAGTCTTCACCATCAAGTTTCAATATGGTTTTATCAGGAGGGATGCGGCCCGTATACTCTTGTAGCGCTACATAGCCACCGCATATACCTTTGAAGACAGTCATTTCGTATGGCAAGGGTCACCTCATTATTGTTTAAGCGGTTAAGAGTTTTTATTTAAAACAATCTCCATCTTACCCAGACTATCCCGCTTCGCTCTGTGATGTACCAAGCGTTCCCTGAAGTATTCACGCAGATGCTCCGGCTGCTCACGTTCGACAATCTCAGCGACTACCGGTTGGTTGTATCGCTCTTTGAAAGCAACGCCGCCAGCGGCTAAGTCCACGTTGATTTTGTCCATTTCGTCTTTGGGTAGGTCAGCAAGATTGTATGACATATATCCTCCGTTGTTGGGAGGATTATAGCACTGGCTTCCATGCTCATTGGGCTAAGATTCTTTGTATTTTATTTGTAACTCCTGTAATTTTGTACACATGAAACGCGCTTATAAGTACCGATTCTATCCATCACCAGATCAGGCTGAGCTTTTGACTCAGACTTTCGGCTGCGTACGTTTTGTCTACAATTCGGTATTACAATGGCGATCAGATGCTTTCAAGAACCATCAGGAAAAGATCGGCTATGCTGATGCTTCGGCGTACTTAACTTCTTTAAAAAAATCTCCTGATTTAGTTTGGTTAAATGACGTTTCATGCGTTCCTTTACAGCAATCATTGCGGCATCAACAAACTGCGTTTAAGAACTTCTTCCAAGGGAATTCTTCCTATCCATCGTTTAAGTCCAAGCGTCATAAGCAATCTGCAGAGTTTACTGCCAGTGCTTTCAAATACGTTGATGGAAAACTGTATATTGCCAAGAGCAAAATCCCTCTTAACATCCACTGGTCTCGTTCATTGCCGTCAACACCCTCTACAGTGACAATCTCTAAAGATGCTGTTGGGAGATACTTCGTTTCATGCTTCTGTGAGTTTGAACCAGCATCACTGCCGATTACAGCCTCTACAGTTGGCATTGATGTTGGTTTAAAAGATTTGTTCGTTACTGATTCAGGTTTCAAATCTGGCAATCCGCGATACACCGCTAAATATGCGGCACGACTTGGATTACTCCAGCGCAGATTGAGCAAAAAGATGAATGGCTCAAAAAACCGTAGTAAAGCTCGCTTAAAAGTTGCCAGGATTTACGCGAAAATAGCCGATTGCCGAATGGATGCCTTACACAAGGCAACCCGCAAACTAATTAACGAAAACCAAGTTGTTTGCGTCGAGTCACTGAAAGTAAAAAACATGATCCGTAACCGCACCCTATCGAAAGCCATAGCAGATGCCAGTTGGGGTGAGTTTGTTCGACAACTTACATACAAAGCAGAATGGGCGGGGCGTTCAATGGTTGCTATTGACCAGTTCTTCCCTTCATCAAAACTTTGTAGTTGCTGCGGTTTCACAATGAAAAAAATGCCGCTTAATGTTCGTATGTGGAAGTGTCCTGAATGCGGCGCTGAACATGATCGCGACATTAATGCGGCGCGTAATATAAAAGCTGCCGGGCTGGCAGTGTTAGCTCATGGAGAGTCTGTAAATCCAAAGCCGCTCATTGCTGCCTAGGTTCGACTCAATGAAGTGAGAACTCCATCCTCATGGGTGGTGACAGTCAAGAGGTTGCTCCTTCACTTCATTGAATGCCGCCTTAACAGCGTCACAGATGCGGCTCAGATATATGTAGTCGTGATTTGGTGCGGTAGGCCAATCGAGATACCAAGGTTCGTCACCCATGAAGAGTGCCAACTCTCTTGGGCTACCATTAATGATGCTGTCTCTGTCAGGTCGATAGCAGTCAACATCAGACCAAAGAGATACCGCCTCACTTTTTGTCAGTTCGCTGTTTTTTCTAGCCCTTATAATTTTCCGCTTTATGAATTCTCCATCAGCATCTTTATCTGCAATCCAGCTATTCAACATTGGCGATAAGCAGCCGATGAGGTAGTCGTTACCTGCTGAGCAGAAAAACTCCTCCACGCTGTCGCAGCCCGTACCTCCCCAGTACGCCGTCCATGACTTTCCAAAGCAGGTGATTGTCACCTTTCCTTTATTCTCAGCGATGTTGTCAGCAATGACCTCAACAGGGTCGAGGTTAGTCAGCTCGGTCAGGCGAAGGCGTGTAACTTTTGACGTTTCAATCTTCATCCCTTCCTCCCAGCGCGCAGATTGGCGGCACGGTCAGTGATATCCTTCGCGATGGCTTCGTATACGTAATACTCATCTGCCTCAATGGCAGGGGCATATTCCATAATGCTTTTCGCCAAATCATCAAGTTCGCTGGCTTTAATCTCAGCGATAGCGGCGGACGTATGCGGCACGTGAATTGTCGCTGAATAAGCGCCGATATCATCTTCGTATGATTCCTTCAGAAACTGATTCTCAGCCACCAGCCCATGCACATACTCAATGACCAGCTTGCTGTGTGCGTCTTCACCAGAGATGCAGAAAGCGTTGATGATGTTTTGCTCGGAGATTATTTTGGCTGAGAGCTGCTGATTGAGGCTGATAATTTCAGAAGTCTGACGCTCCAGTAATTGCAATACTCCGACAAGAGTTGTCATTTGCATTGGAAGGCCGCCATGTATATATCCGGCAAGCTGTGTGATTAGGTTTTCTTCAGGCGTAACTAAGCCGGACACGCTTTTTTCAGTGCTCATAATGTGTTCCTTGAAAGAGGGTTAGGCTGCCCGGCGGTAGATTTTCAGCTGATATCTTTTGCTGCAGACGGACTTAACGGTGCGGCCTGTAATGAGGGAGATTTCTTTGTCTGAATGAGTGCTGAACAGGGCAACTTGCTCAGGTGTCCATGGACTCCATGCTTTAGCGGAAAGGAGTGTTATTCCTAGATAACTCGCCTTGTTCTTTATTGCTCCCTCAGTTCTTTCAAGCTTCTCTGAAATCTCTTTGAGGGTCATAGTGCTGGCTACTTCGATGAGAAAATCCATTTCGTATCGTTCCCACATTTGCTGTGCCATGCTCACTCCTCGCTATTGCCGACAACCTCATATTCACCAGTGATTACCGATGCGTTTTCTTGATCTACGCCGGCCTCTGCTTTTTCATCCATGATTACGGCTTTCTGCATTTCGATTGATACAGGCAGGTATTTAAATAGCCGGCGGATTACCGTTTTTTTGGCCATTTCCTCCCAGTGAGATACCCATGGTCCACTTGTTCCTGCCTTGCTGCCAGCTCGAACCTTTTCCACCTGCTTGAAGGTCATCACTTCAAACTGAACGCCGCCATCTTTAAGTTTCGCAACGGCATAAACATGGGTTATTGGCGAATCCTCACTTTCGCCAGGGCGATGAGTAAGATTCTCTTCAAGTCCGTATGAGAAAGAAAAATCATCACCTTCGCGCACTGTTCTTGCAGAAATGCTGACGATTTGCCCCGACCGCCTTGCTAGGTCGATCATTCCCCGATAGCCAATGATTAGCTGTACATCTTTACTTACCACTTCCCACTTGCCTGTTTGTGGGTTCTTTTTGTTTTTGTTGAACGGGAGCAGATATGCATGCCCAAGAGCATTGCCCGGCTCCAAGCCAAGTTGTGAGCATTGAACAACTGACCCGATAAAGCTTTGTTGATTGCACCCCGCGAGCTCTGGGTTCTTCCTGATTTCCGTGGTAACAATTCGGATCATGCGGTCGGCTGTCATGTGCCGAGGTAGGGCTGCAGCTAACTGGTTCTTCATGGAAGGCTGGTTCATGAATGACACAAGGGTTTGCTCCGGTGACTTCTCGGCCGGCGGCTTGGCTTGTTGTGTTTTTTGAAGGTCTGCTGACGCCAGTGGTGGTTGATTACTCATTTCTCAGTTCCTTTGCCCATCTAGGCAGTGAAAGGGTTTCAATTCCTGCCCATTCGTTATTGGCAAGACATTCTGAATAGGTGGTGAGGTTTCTTTTGTATTCCGATCTTCCGGCTGACTTGGCTGCTTCATCCATGACAAAAACCTTTACCGGATACCGGCCGCAATCAATTGCAGTGCTCATGGCAAGGAATGCGAAGGTTGGTGTTTCGTTAAAATGACTTCTGTAGCCATCTGAATAGAATGAATCTTGGACGTGGTATCGATAGTCATAGAATGTACGAGTGAAGCGATCCATGTCAGCCGTGCTTTTAACGTCGATACACCAGTTATAATCGGTGATTAGTTTATCCGGCCGGCAGCGACATAAGGTTCCAGTGTCGGGGTCATTCCAGTAAATGCTGGACTCCTGCCTTCCAGATGCGTCCAACATCCATCGAGCCAATGGGTGGGCCAGTGCACTCTCTCGCATTATTTTCAGCTTCCTGCCCTGCTCAGCATCCATGATCGTCATCCCTGACTTATCGCACGACTCCATGAAATCCTTTTCCTCCTGCTTGCCGGCCGTGGTTCTGCGGTTGAACTCTGGGGCTACGATGAATCGTTTATCAAATTCATCCGGCTCTAACAGCAGGCAGTGAAGGGCGGTTCCCATGTCCAGCGCCTTTAATTTTTCCTCATCGACCGGGGCATTTTTACGCCATTGGAAGATTGCCGGGCTGATGGCGATATCATCCAGCTGTGATTTGCTTATGCCGGCGCCGGAGTGGTAATCCTCGTTTGATATGTCATCGTAGATTCCAGCATTCATGCTGCATTCTCCATTTTCGATATTCTTCCCTGAGCGATCTGCGTTGCCATGACGTCTACGAGTTTGCTGTAAGCGTCCTGAGCCTCTTCCGTGTTGAGGGCAGATATTTGTTCGGCTGAAAGTTTGGACTTGTCAGCGAAGTCTGAGAGGCTGTCAGAGTATGTGTCTGCTATCTCCATGACGCGCTGCTTATGCGCCTGTTCTACGCGCTCTACTGCTGCATCCAGCTCCTCGTATCTGTCACGCATGTAGTCATAGTTAACCCATGTCATGCTGCGTCCTCCTGATTCGTCAACACCAGATACCCGCGCGACTCCATGAACTCGCGAATGTTTTCCTCATCCATAAAGGCGAGCATTTCTTTGTCAGGGAGTGCGTAGTGCAGCTCAGCACCTTCAACTTCAAGCTTTACGCCTCGCCCCATGGTGCCGCCGTAAATCTTCACGTCGGCGCATTCAAAAGTGATATTCATAATGGATTTCCCGGAGAGCGAAGAAAATCAACAAGACGGTCTAGCCAGCTCTTGTGAGGTGGTTGCGTGAAGCTTGCAGACGTCAGGCAGTTTGAAGGGTGATGCTGGATGGATTTGAAAGCGTCAAAAGGGCGTCCCATGCAGGATGCCCCGGCAATTGAATATTGCATGGGATACTCCGTTTAGTTGATTAATTTGCATGTCGAATAACCCTGAATAGAGGGCTATTTGAGATACAGCAGATATAAAAAAGCCCTGCGGGGTGACAGGGCGAAGTGGTTCACAGCATTAAGGCTGATAAGGGGCGCTTATCACGATGCGCACTCAGTGAATGCGCAGCAGGAAGGGGCTCACTTAGTAAATTCTCGGGAGTTAAGTTCTCTGGTTAACTGGCCGATGAAGATGCTCTTATAGTCAGTCAGGCGGTCAATCCAGTATTCTGTAGACTTGTCACCTGCACTCATCAAGGCAGCCATTTTGGTGCAGAGCTCATAAGGCGATTCGTAGCAGGGAACAATCTGAGCTACCCCGGCAAGCTTTTCGCCAAATGATTGGGGTATTTTGATGGCGTAACACTTATGGATAATGCTTCTGGTGACTTTGAATTCACTCATTTGTCGTTACCTTCTTCGCGAGCCTTCATCATTGCGTCAGCCCACGCATAAGCCTGAATTGCTCCTGACTCGGGGTTATTACCTTCCTGCAAAAAACATATTTGAGCCATAGCTCTACCCGCGAATTCGTCACGCAAAAGCGCTCCTTCCGTACGCACGTTTTCGTTAAACCAATTCGCCTCGGTAGTGGGGTTAACCGTAACTGGATACTTGCTCATTCTTCCTTCTCAACCTTAATTTCAGCCTTACGCAAATAAGCCGCAAACTGCTCATGGTTCATATTGCGCGTTTCGTTTTCACCGATTGTTTTCAGTGTGTACATGTACCGGTTAGCCATCCTCAAGACGAGAAAGTATTCACCGGTTAAAGTGTTTGTTAATCGCATGGGGATGACTCCGGTGGGGTGTTACTGGCGGGTTATTCGGTATCTGGCTCAACCACAAATGAAACACCATCACGAATCAAATCTTCAACCTGATGGCTATTATCTTCATCGTCTCGAACCCAGCACGTGCCGTCTTCATTCTGGTGAATGGCGTAGATAAAATCATCTTCAAAGCAGGAGTCATTTGAGTCAGTTATGACCAGTTGCATATTACTCATATCAGTAGTCTCAGTTAGTTATGTGATGCGGGGTGGGGGAGTAGTCAACTTTAAGATGACTACTGAACTTGTAAGGTTTATTTACAGGTTGAATGGGTTTCTAGGCTTCATCTTTCAGCAATTCGAGACGGGATGAAATTGCGTACAAAGAGCGCAAATCACCTTCCTGAGCGCCGTGAGCCTTTAGTCTGCGAATCTCCTCCCACACAACATGCCGGGCTTGTTCAAGTGTGGAAATGGTCGCCTTCTTAACCTCAGAGCGAATGGTTCGGCGTGGGGGTTTAGTTCCTGCCAGATAATCACCATTGCCTTCCTGATAAGCTTTATCTCTTAGGCTTCGCATTATCTCGTTCTGTCGGGTGAGAGATTCCTGAACGTTGAAGCTAACACCCTTTAATTTTCGAGCCATCTCTCACCTCATAGTGCAGTTGCTATTGCTGACAGGGGGCAGGTGTAAATAAAAAAGGCCGCACGTGGCGACCTTAACGTTTGTGATTTCGAGCACGGCTCAAGCAATATTTAACTGCACTTTCGAAGCCTTCCGCGCCGCGGCGCTTTGCCCATTGGCGCTGGCGTCGTCTCCAGCGGCGTGAATCACCTTCAATACGTTTTGATGCTGTAGTTTTGATTGTCAGTTTCATCTCTCAACCTCTCATAACGTGATATGGATGCTCGTATTTATCGCTGCGATGACCGGCGGCGATGATTTCAGGCAATAAAAAAGGCCACCTAAGTGACCTTAATTGCCGGGCAGTTATTAATGCTTTATTTTCAAACTCCGCTTAGCCTCGCTGACTAAGTCTCTTAAAAGCTTGTTTGATGCTTTATAATCGTCCTCTTGGCACTCTTCTGGTTGCATCGCATCGTCATAAAAATCCTTTCTTATTCTTTCTCTTTCTTTTAAAAACGCATTCAATATTTCAGATGTTTTTGGCGTCAAAGTAAATTCAGATAGCTGAGTGATTCTTTCAATCTCTTGAAGGTCTGCCCAATATTCAGCCACCAACTTTTGACTTATATCCTCCGGATGAGGGGCAAATCCTCTTTTAGCATCGCCTCGGCCGTAGTATTGACATTCAAGAAAGTAATCATCCATCATCTTGATTCTAAATGATATTTCAATTATTTCCGTGAAAGAAACAAGCCGTTTCTCCCACCATTTTTCTTTATAGAAGCGGTTAGTTGCAAACCACGTGGCAAGAATGGCCGCAGCTATGGCAGCGACGATTGGACCTGTAACTTTAGATAGAAAGTCTACCAAATCAAAAGCTGGTGATGTTGTTTGCATATAAACTCCTTAAATTTTAGGGGAGTTTAAATCAGTGGAATGCTTTTGCCACGCATCTTCTGGCGAGCGCTAAAGGGCCGACAAGGGGTTATTATCTAGCTGTGAGTGTTTGTTGTTTGCGATACCGAGCTGAGAAGATTGCTACTTCAGGCAGGCAGATATTGTCTGCACTCGGGTAATGCTTCGTGCTCGTAGTGATGGTCGCCACTACCGCTCTCATCGCTGGCTTGCGTTTGCAGGTCAGCTCAGCTTTGCTCGGCGCTGCCGGTGATACATCCAGACCGGTAGAGAAGTCATTAACTGGAAGGGTCTGTAAGTGCTTGCGAGCTTCACGAAGACGACTCTCTGCTGTGCCAGTGAATTGCGTTCTGCGTGTCATAAAACCTCCTGTGTGAGTTTTGGTGGTGAAATGCTAGGTACATTCATCTCATCCCAAAAGTCACGCTTTGGTATTCATTGACCTTGCGGCCACGTAGGTGATCCTCACCGTTGTTCAAAGAGCGTATCGAGCGGGTCGTTTCGTTTCGATGGATTAAATATACAAGAAAATTTGTATTCCTGTAAACAAGTAATCTTGTATATTTGAGCGTGAGCTATCCATTTTCTTGTTTTTAAAAGTAATTTATTTGTGATTTTCTTTAGTGGAGTCTCATCGCACCTGCATTTAGGAGTCGCGAGCTGGAGGGGGAGGGGGTAGCGGGTTGCAGGCACAAAAAACCGGCTCACTGGCCGGGCTGCATTTGCAAAATATCAGAACATCTAGCGCCAAGTATCTTAGCGCTACCCTTATGGTATGCCACTGAGGTCAGATAGATACCCCAAACAGATTTAAATTTGAGTTATGCGTGATGGAACTTTGCAGGGATTGGGTTTTTCGCAAAAAAAGCCCGCTGTGTGGGCGGGCCGATTCTAGGGTGAGAATGATATTGCCTTGGCAGGCTTGCTGATCTTGTGTCAGCTGGTTTTAGAATAGTGCAGGGTGGTGATTTTGCCAGATTACAGGCACAAAAAACCCGGCTCGGTGGCCGGGTTGGAGGGTTCAATCTTCGGTTACTAAATCCGAACCCTGAAATCGGTAAAACGGTACGCTAATGGGTTCTATGCCCATCCTGCTACAGGTAGATTGAAGGTATTCACGCCAGTAAGGCCAGACGTGATATCCAACATTATTAGCAGAAAAAGCCTTGAGTTGATCTTCTGGCACCTGCTCCAAGCTAACGTACAAAGCTTCAAATTTTGCTTCAATTACGACTAAACCCAATCCTTCGTCATCTCCATCAAGTTCACTTTCTTCGTTTGACTCGACTAATCTTGCGCCAATATCATAATGGAATGAGTAGAAATAGTTTTGAATCTGATCGTCATCTTTTGTAGAAACTTCAATAACTTCAATTTTATCTATGTTTCTGAATGTTTGTTGCCTAGTGTCTATTTGACCTATATTTAGCGAGTTAAACTGTTCCTTGATTCTGCATCCGCACTCTCGTAGGCACACGGAATGTATTCCTAATTTTTTAATCGCTTCTTGCAACAAATCCTTACTCATGCTGCATTTTCCTCAAGCCAGTGACGTTTAGCTTCATGTGGCTCATAAACCTTTATTTTATCAGTTATTTTTGCCGTTTTAGGTAAGGCATGAGATGTATCAGATATATTTATCCACTCATTTGGCGCTTCAATCAGAGAACTTTGAGGAACGGCGATCTTAGCCTTGTTAACATTCATTCCCGCTTGTTGAAGTAAAAATGCATAAGCTTCAGGTACATTTATTGCTAATCGTAAAAGCTTATCCATAGCCTCGGATTGAGTGACATCGTTAGACTCATATTTACTAAAGGCAACGGGGCCTCCCCCAAACACTCTAGCGGCATCTAATTGAGTTAATCCGAGCTTTTTACGTGCCCTGGAAACCTCATTGCCTGTCAGAACACCATCAACAGATTTTTTGAATTCATTCATTTCTCTTTTATTTTCAAGAGATTCTCTTTGATCTGTTTGCTCAATCTCACAATAGTCACATACGCTAAAGTGCAATGGTAAAAACTTAGACTTGCCTTTGTATTCAACGTAGCTGTGCGTGGTTTTAGGGGTGAGTGCGCCCTCACCACAAACTGGGCATTTTGCATTACATTTCATATTCATACTCCACATCTACTCTACCGCGGGGGATGGAGGGACACAGTTGCTATAGCGTTTCCCGTAGATGATTCAAAAAACTTTATATAGTAGGTGGTTGTTTCAGGAACATCCGCCAAGGGGTTTGGGATAGTTTTGGATACGGTGTAAGCATCGCAAGCCGCGATGACATGATCTTTGGTAGTGCTACACCACTGTGAGTTGATAAAATTATTTTGCTGAAGAGCAAGTTTTATCAAATCCCTCAAATCCCAGATTTCAAGACTACAACAGCGCATATCTTGTATGCATTTGTTTGTAATGGCTTTAACTTCACAGTTATCAAGCTTTGACAGTAAGTTTTTATACAACGGTCCGCCGGGAATCTTACGTTCCCCAGCGTTTAGTGCCTGCGTTGGGGCATTTTTTTTATAACTACTCACAACAATTATTTTTACCATTATGGTAAGTCCATTCCCGTTGTCAAACTGTATCGCACAATTTGCGTCCTGTTAACTCAGGCACCTTTGTTCCGATTCTCGCTATAACTCAAAATAGTTGCTATCGCTTAGGCGCTTGCCTGTACTTCCTATGCTCGACCATCACACCAACAACACGAATTTTCTCAACGTCAGACCTATGAGCTGCATGCACATTGTTCAGCGGGAATAACTCGAAGACTTCATTGTCAGTCGCCGCGCTGATTAAGCGGTAACGCCGGAAGATAGCTTCTTCAGAGTCACCAACCTGAGCCATAACGAAATCACCAGGAGTAGGGGATTCATCAGGGTCGCAGATCACGACATCACCTTCATTAAATTCAGGCCGCATCGCATCATCTTTTATCGTAAAGGCAAAGGAAGACTTTGAAATATTTAGATTTGTTTGTAAATATTCCGTGACGCCACTCAACTCAGAGGCTGTAGAGTTACTTGCCCAAAGACCTACTTGATAGTCATACAAAATAGGCAATGCTCGAGCCCCTGATTTTGATGGCGACCTCGATTTAGATGGGGAACCAACACCACCAAGCAAATAATCGACGTCACAATCAAGTGCTACCGCCAGTTCTGGCAGGAACCTAGGCCTCTTAGTTACTCCAGCCTCAAGGTTTACAATTGATTGCTGAGTAGTGCCAGCAATAAACGCCAACTCAGTTTGGGTTAGTCCCTTCTCTGTCCTTAAAGCCTTAACTCGTTCTGCAATGCTCATAACTTACCTCAATTGACTCCCTCCAAGTTTCACAAGAAAAGCTGTAATTGACAAACAAGGTATCTTGTCTATAAAATACAAGTAAGTTTGTAAAAGGAGGCAATATGGAAACTATCTCAGAACGCCTCAAGCAAAAGCGCTCAGAGCTGAATCTCACTCAAGCAGAACTGGCAGAGAAGGCCGGTATCAAGCAACAGTCGATTCAGCAAATTGAATCAGGTGCAACTAAACGACCTCGCTTTCTGTTTGAGATCGCAAGCGCCTTACAGTGCGAGCCTTCATGGTTGCTGTACGGAAAATTAACGAATAAAGCCGCTTAATCCTCACCGCTCTTTTCACAATGGACATTCGTCCTACGTCGCTGCAAAGCGAATTCCAAAAAATACCAAATCTAACTGTGGTCATCCCCACGGGCTGATCACGCAAACACACAACTAACTAACGGAAGTATCACGCATGGACATTGCAAGCACTCGCAATAAAGCGAATGAAATCACAAGCAAGATTATGAATGGCATAGCTATTCGTGGTCAGCGAGCAGTAGCAAAAGCTGTAGGCGTTAACGAGTCACAAATCACCAGATGGAAAGAAACGATGATCCCCAAGATGGGAATGCTCCTGGCAGTTCTGGAATGGGGAGTAGAGGACGAGGAATTGTCGAAGCTGGCTAAGTCAGTAGCGCGGTTACTCACAAAAGAAAACGCCCCGGAATGTATCGAGCATTTCGAGGCGTAGTTGCAAATTAACTGGATCAATTTACAGGAGTAATCATGGCATCTTTATCTCAATTTTACAATTCCAAGGACAAAAACGGCACCGAGACGACGGTAAAGAAAACGTTTCTGGTTCCGCTGAGTGAGCTGTATGTCGAACCGGGCTTTAACGTCCGGGATATCGACCAAGCGCATGTCGAAGAATTCCGTGATGCGTTTATCGATGGCGAATATCTGCCGCCGCTGGCTGTTCAGGTTACAGAGCAGGGCGTCAAGATTATCGACGGACATCACCGGTATTACGGCGCCAAGTTGGCTACCGAGGCCGGGCATGAAATCCCGCGTCTGGAGTGCAAAGACTTTGTAGGCAGTGAGGCAGATCGCATTGCCTTCATGGTCACCAGTTCTCAGGGTAAGCCACTGGCACCGCTTGAACGCGCAGCCGCTTATCAACGCCTCAGCAACCAAGGATGGGAATCAGCAGAGATCGCCAAGAAGGTAAAGCGTTCTGTTGCTGATGTTGAGCATCACCTCGCATTGCTGGAAGTCGGTGATGGCCTGATTGAGATGGTGAAGTCTGGCGAGGTTGCAGCAACTACCGCTGTGGCTCTCTCTCGTGAGCATGGCGTGAATGCTTCATCAGTCGCAGCCGGTCAGATGGTGAAGGCCAAAGCGGCTGGCAAAACGAAGCTCACGCGTTCTGATGCCATCCCATTGTTCAGCGCAGTAAAGGCTCGTCGCTTGTTAGAGCTTCTGGTCGATGCTGAATTCGAAAGAAATGGTGATGGTGATTATCTCGCTCTCGCCATGGAAACATCTGACGAAATCAACCGAATCATTGCTGAGTACCGGAAGGGGATTAGCAGTATTGGCACGGAGGCATCATGAATCTTGCATATGACGAAAACGTAATACCAATAAGACCTCCATTGGAGGTCGTGGAGCAGCGTGTGGCCGATACAGACGATGGATTCACCCGTCTGGCAAACGAGCTGTACGAGGAGCTTATCGGCGCAAACCTGACGAGGAATCAGGCTAAGGTAGCTCATGCCGTTTGTCGGAAAACATATGGCTTCAACAAGAAGATGGATCGGATTGCTGATAGCCAGATAGCTCTATTAACCAGATTGCCCCGGCAAAAAGTTAACAAGGCTAAAAATGAGCTATTAATCATGAAGGTTTTGCTCAGAGACGGGCAACTGATAGGGCCAAATAAAGCCTTATCAGAATGGCAAATTCCAGAGTGTCACTTAAACAATGTCAGTGTCACTGCCGTAGTGACAAAAGATGTCACTAAAACGGTGACAGGGGTGTCACTACCTCAGGGACACACAAAAGACACTAATACAAAATACAAGAAAGACATTAAAAAACCTCCCTCAAAGAATTCTCGCGAATTCCGTGAGAAGGCTGTCGAATCATTTCTTGCTAAGAATCCTGAAGCGATCGGCGGAATTTACACACCTTCAGGTGAGCAGTGGGGAACGGCGAATGACCTGATCGCCGCCAAGTGGATTTTCTCAGCCGTCCTGACAGTGAGTCCTACTGCCAAAGAGCCTAACTGGACGACATGGGCAAACACAATCCGGCTGATGAGACTACAGGACAACCGTACTCACAAAGAAATCTGCTCACTCTTCAAATGGGCGAACAAAGACACCTTCTGGTCTTCAAACGTTTTATCCCCTGCAAAACTGCGTGAGAAGTGGGACACGCTGGCTGCCAAATCCATCCAGAAACAATCAACGCCTGCCGGACGTGGAAGCATTGACTTCGACAATCAGGACTGGGCTGAAGGGCTTCAGATATGAAAAATATTGTGACCGCAATTCAGCAGCGCGACGGAGCAGCACTGCAACGTATGGCTGGGAGTGATGATCAAGCCAAGCCAGCCGCAATACCTGAGCAGGCGATCAAGTTATTCAATGAGTTGTTCCGTCAGCTTACAGCGGCGTTCCCAGCTGCGATGGCAAATATCAAATCTCAGGAAGATTTGAACGAGCTTCGGCGTCAATGGGTGCTGGCATTTTCAGAGAACGGAATTAACAACGTTTTTCAGGTAAACGCTGGAATGGCTATCGCTCGCAAGCAGGAAACACCTTATCTGCCTTCCCCTGGTCAATTCATCGCGTGGTGTAAACAGGGCGCTCTCAAAGCCGCTGGCCTGCCTGATGAGGATGAGCTTTACGTGATGACCATGACCTACGCCCGACGTCGTGGTGGCTACGTCAGTGCAGAAGCCTATCCGTGGACGAGTTCAGCAGCTTACTGGATGGTGACAAACCTGTGTGATCACATGCGTCATGAGAACTGGTCAGAGGCTCAACTCCGAAAGGGTTGCGGCACTGAGCTTAAACTGATGGCGAAGCGTATCGAAGCAGGGGAGAAGATTCCCGCACCGGTCGCCCGCATTCCACAGATGAGCGTTAAGAGCGCGATGAGCAAAGGCGATGGCCTGCGCAAATGTGCAGAACTTCGCGAGAAGCTCGGGCTGAAGAAGGCTAACCCATGATTATCACACCAGACGACTACACCGTAATAGCCAGCTACGCAGCTAATGACTACGACTGGTTACAGGACATAAGCACACCAGACAAGCGAGCCAACATGCTTGAATTCAGCGAGAAGGTTGCTGAGATATTCGTGCAGATGGGCGCCGGGCAAGTGAAAGGGGAATTCTGATGAGCAATGAATTAGCAATGAAAGTTTTGCAGTGGCAGTCAGAGGGGCGTGTCGGTGTTAGTTCTGCAACCATGGCATCAATCGCTTTGGGTATGGATAAAAACTTTTACCATGAATGGTTCAATCCACCATGGGATCCGGCAGATTTAACTCGCTGCATGAAACTTGTCGAAGCCATTCCTGAGATACGCGACCACTTTCCTGTCATCGCAGAAAAATGCCCTAAATTTGCGCCAATCCTTGCTCACTGGGATGAATTAATCGCGATGGTTAAACGTGAATGGGCAGCTGGCAACCGCGCACCGGAAACCTATGCACGAATGAAGCAACTTCTGGGAGAGGCGTGATGGACACTAAGGCAGCATTTGAGAAGTGGTTTGACGAAAACATGTACTTAGCTGGGCAATGCTTCTGCACTGAATCAGAAAAGCGTCGCATGTTGAAAGCATGGACTGCATCCCGCGCGGCAATCGAAATTGAGCCACCAGAACTTCAAGTAATCCCTGATGAAGAATCCGATATACCTGATTTTTCTGACTGGCCTATGGGATTTAATGAGGGCGTTAAAGCCTCTATCAAGGCCATCACCTCCCACGGAATCAGAATTAAGGGGAAGACGGAATGAAACTAACAAGCGCAGAGCGTGAGGCAATGATTGGGCAGAGATACGTTTCCGACATGAATCACCCTGTCGAGATGTCAGCGTTGGTTCTCGATGTCAGGCGTAATGCCGGTGGGTTCACCGTGGTTTTCCAGATCAATCCATGTACGCCATTGTACTGTGGCCTGACTAAATTTATGAACCGCTTCCCATATCACCAACTTCCAAAGGTAGGCAATGAATAACGATTTAGAGCAGTTCAGCGAAGAAAGGCTGATGAAACTTTCTGAGTATGACTGTGCAGGAGCAGAAGAAGTTTGCTCTCTCGCCCGCATCGCCTTAGCAGCAAAGCAGGCCAAACCGGTGGCATTAGTGGTTATTGATAAGCATACGGATGAAGTGATGCTGGATATCAGCGACGAAGGGCTGGATTTGCAAGCTGGCGATGCTCTCTACGCCACCCCACATCCAGCCCATACAGAGCAGGCAATTCCAGATGGGTGGAAGCTGGTTCCGATTGAGCCGACAGCTGGTATGCATACTGCAGCTAGGGATTGGTCAGTTAAAAAATATGGGATGGGAGTTGGAATAGAAGGATCTGATGGTTGCTACAAAGCCATGCTCGCCGCCACCCCTAAACCGGAGAGTGAATGATGATCCATTATCACGGTGGGCCTATTACGCCTGACCCGTGCGCAATGAAGGCATGGAAAGGGCGACACGCTTTTATCTCGTTCGCTAACGCCAGTCAGTTGAATCTTGCCTCAGAAATCTGCCAGTCATTCGCCTTGGACAACGGCGCATTCACCGCATGGAAAGCAGCTGGTAAGAACAAAATCGACTGGTCTGACTATTACGCATTCGTGAAGCGCTGGAAGAATCACCCTGGCCTAGATTTCGCAATCATCCCAGATGTGATTGATGGAGGCGCTGAGGAAAACGATGCGTTACTGGCAGAGTGGCCGCATGGCTCATTTGTAGGTGTTCCGGTTTGGCACATGAACGAATCAGATGACCGCTTCATTCGGCTTTGTAATGAGTACCCACGAGTAGCCATTGGCAGCTGCGGAGAGTACGACGTTAAATCCCCGCTCAAAGCGGTGGCACGCCTGAAGGACATTATCCGCCACGTTGTTGATGAGCATGGGCAGCCAATCACCAAGCTACACGGCCTACGAATGCTTAACCCGACTATCTTCACTCGCTTACCGCTGGCATCAGCTGACAGTACAAACGTAGCTAGGAACATTGGGATTGATAGCGCGTGGAAAGGTACCTACTCACCACAATCGAAAGAGACGCGAGCCAGTATTCTGGTTGAGCGCATAGAGTCATTCAACAGCATGGCATCTTTAAACTACTGCGAGAAAAGAGATTTTTTCAGTATGCAGCTACAGATGGAAACCTAACTAATGAGGTGACCCGTGAATGACTTCTGTCTTCACAAATCAACCCTCGGCCAATTCACTAAGCAACTCTTCGATCTCATCTCCACGGGTAAACGCTACCGCATCAAAATCTCAGAGTGGCGTGACAAACGCAGCATCCCTCAGAACTCCCTTCAACACATGTGGTACGCAGAGCTAAGCGCTTATCTCATCAAGCGTGGCAAGCCCTTTGCGTCTCCAGAATGGGTGAAAGATGCGATGAAGCACACTTACCTTGGATACGAAGAACGCGAAATGGTCGACGTGGTGACGGGTGAAAGAACCGTCAAAAGCTCGCTGCGGCATACCTCAGATCTCGATACCGGCGACATGCATTACTTCCTCAGCCAGGTAGAAAGCTGGGCGCTAAATATCGGGTGCAAACTGACAGTTCCGAACGACAGCGAATACAACCAACTCAAACTTAAGCAGGTGGCGTAATGACTGACATAAGAACAGAAAGATTCATGGCTCGCAGGCAACTGATTGCTGACTACGTAGCAGAGCGAGACGGCGTGAAAATGTGCGAACTCATCAAGCTTATTGGGCTGTCCCGCACCCAAGTAGCAGATATCGTTAATCGCACAGAAAAACTGGGCGACATCTGGCGTTCTAAAGGACTCCGTTACTTCAGGGATGAGGCTCACTTTCTGGCTGTTGGAGTGGAAGACCAAACCCGCCGCACCGCGCATATTGAGCAGGTAGTGCGCTCACGTGGTAACGAAGGGGAAAGGCACTACGGATTGAAATTCCTCAGCAGAAAACGGCCTGCAGGCATCAACACCATCTTCGACGAATGCAGGCAGAACAGCACTATTCTCCCAGTGCTTAGGGTGATGGCTCGGAGGCTCTATGGCTAAACTCACGTGGTTCACCTACGACACAGTAATGACCACTCTCGAAGCCGACACCCTCATCAAGAAGTACACCTCTCAAAACATCCAAACGCAAAAGCAGCTCTCCGCCGATTACACAGGCTGGTATGTCTCTGCTTTGTTACCCGAATACAGAGTAGAACCACGAGCCAGTCGGACGTGGCAAAACCCTATGTGGAGATAAATCATGGTGGACGAAGAACCAGTCTGTCTTGGCTGCGGGCAACCACTAAGTCCTGACGAGAATTACGCCTGCGATGGATGCGCAAGCTGGTGGTCAATGGATGGTTTCGAAGTTTCCGAGCATCTGAGGAGTGAGAGTGATGGCGAATCTGCGTAAAGAGGCTCGCGGCCGTGAATGTCAGGTCAGGCTGCCGGGTATCTGTAATGGCAACAGCGAGACAGTAGTGCTGGCTCATTACCGAATGTCTGGACTGTGTGGCACTGGAATGAAACCTGCCGACCTATTCGGCGCGTGGTGCTGTTCAAGTTGTCACGATGAGATAGACAGGCGGACAAGACTGACAGATGCCGGTGATGCGCACTTGGCTCATCTGGAAGGGGTAATTCGCACGCAGGCCGTGTTGCTATCAGAAGGAAAGCTTAAAGCATGAGTGAATATAGAATCGACCTACCGTGGCCGCCCGGAAACAACCACCTCTTCTCAGTATTCCGAGGGCGAAAGATAAAAAGCAAGAAAGGCAGGGAATACACAGCGGCAGTAATCAAGCAAATCACCGAAGCAAATCAGCAGTACAACCTCACCGGCAAGCTCAAAGTAAAAATCTCAGCATATCCACCAACACGCGCCCGGCGTGACCTCGACAACCTATTCAAAGCACCCCTCGACTCTCTCACTCAGGCCTGCGTAATCGCAGATGACAGCCTGATTGATGACGTGCGCATGGTTCGCTGCGAAGTGGTGAAGGGTGGGCGGCTGGAAATACTGATTACTGAACTCGGAGAAGCAGCATGAAGCTTGAATCAATATCGAAATACTACTTTGCGAAAAGCACGATGATCAGCGACTCACCTCGGGCAACCGCTTCTGACACTCTCACCGGAACAGACATCATGGCCGCTTTAGGGTTGGCAGACCTCAAAAGCGGCTTTGGATTAGATTTGTTCTTGGCTAAGCAGGGAATTAGCAAACCAGACAAGGCCGTGGAAAGTCTGTGCCGGTTTGCTGAAAAACAATTACATCAATACAGAGCTGTGGCTCAGCTCGAAGATGATATTAAACATCACGTACTGCAAATACTCGCAACTTTCGCATATCAGGATTATTCCAGGAGCGCGGCAAGCGTCAGGGCGTGTGATTGCTGCGCCGGGGAAGGCTTCAATGAGGCAGAAGTTTTCACAATGAAATCTGCTTTCGGCGTTGCCCGGCCAGAAGAGTTTACTGGCGTGGCTCGAGTAAGCGATCAGCTGGCCTGCAACGTAGCAACTCAACGGCGCGAAGTGGTCAGGGTGCTGTGTAAGCCATGCGATGGGAAAGGGATAATCAGCAACGCTTGCCGGTGCCACGGAAAGGGCGTTGTGCTGGACAAGGAGCAAACGGAATTGCATGGCGTACCGGTTCAGAAAGAATGTCCGAAATGTTCAGGGCGTGGCTATGCCAGATTACCGGCTGAGAACGTTCGTAGGGCAATTTGCGGCGAGGTGATGGAATTAACAGAGCCAACGTGGCGGAGGAACTTCAAGCCGCTCTACGAGGCTATGATAACCAGATGCCATGTTGAGGAGTCAGAAGCAGAATTGATGCTGTCAAAAGTAACTATGTGAGAATTATTTTCTACAAATTAACTCTTATTAAGAAAATGGTTATTGACAGCTTGACGAAAGTAGCCCAATATCAACGCTAACACTACAAATCCGTGAATCTGTTACGGTGAGTGAAAAACATAATGAAAGCCCTGAGTTAATAGCTCGGGGCTTTTAGCATTCTGAATTTGCGTGTATATATATTTCTCCAATTTTATAAGGAGATACATATGTCAGATGCATATAAAGAACAGGTAATTGAAAAAACGAAGGCAATGTTAGCTACAGCTCAAGCGGCAGCAGATGAGATAGTGAAAATTACCAAAAGCCACCAAGGAACGGATGAGGAACTAAGCTCTAAAATTCTCAAGGTTCTTGGTGAGTATGGACAGGCGCACTTTAAGATAGCGTCTGCATAGAAATTCCTTGATTTGAAAATAGGGCTGCCTCCGGGTGGCCTTTTTTATTACCCAAATTTAAAGCCCGATCAATCAGTCACCTCACCCTCATGAAACCATGCGGTCGCGGCTCTATTCCCTATGACTAAACACACAGCCCATTTAACCAAATGGGAGCGGAACTATGAAAATGGATCCAGTACACCAACATAACCTGCCTTACTGGTGGTCAGCGGCACTTGGATTCTTTTCGCTGTTATCACTCCAAGATTACGTTTTCATTATCGGTGCGGTCATCTCCGCAATATTCACCATAAAGACCTACTACGCGAAACGAGCAGAAGAAAAGAAACGGATGCTTGAAGAGCAGAAGCGAACGCAAGCCTTAGTCGATTACCTCAACGGGATGACTAACAAGCCACTTGCAGACCGCTCATCAGCTACAGAAATCGTGGCTGAGGCATTTAAGAAAGCAGAGGGTTAGCGATGGCTATGTCACCCGCACTGCGTAAAAAGATAATTGGAGTGGCTGGCGGCGGTGCGCTGGCAATTGCTACTGTCATGATCCCTTCGCTTGAAGGTGTGGAATATAAGCCTTATCAGGATATAGCCGGCGTATGGACAGTTTGCTACGGACATACCGGTAATGACATCATCCTCAACAAAACCTACACCCAGGCAGAATGCAAAGCGATTCTGGATAAAGACCTGGTGCCATTCGCCAAGTCGGTCGATCGCTCTGTCAAAGTGCCAACCAACGAATACCAGAAAGCCGCGTTAATCAGTTTCAGCTACAACGTAGGCGTGACGGCGTTCGAGCGCTCTTCGCTGCTTCGCAACCTTAATGCCGGTAATTATCGGGCTGCATGTGACGGTTTAAAGTCATGGGTATATGCGGGAAGCGGTAAGAATAAAAAGGCTTGGCCTGGGCTGATGAATCGCCGAGATGTTGAACGTGAAGTTTGCATGTGGAGACAGAAATGAACCGCGCAACGCTAATCATCTGCGCTGTCGTGGCCGCAATCCTGTTTAGCCTGTCCTGGGCTGTCGATCACTACCGCTCTAACTCTATTGCGTACAAAGAGCAAAGAGACGCAGCTAACACGAAGCTGAGCCAGGCTAACGCGACTATCAACGATATACAGACAAGGCAGCGCGACGTTGAATCGCTCGATGCCAAATACACGAAGGAGTTAGCTGATGCGCAAAAAACCATTGGCGATCTGCGTAGGGATGTCGATTCTGGCGCTAAACGGCTGCGTGTCGCCGCAACCTGCCCAGTCGTGCGTAAAACCACCACAACCGGCAGCGTGGGCGATGCTACCGGCCCCCGACTTACTGACTCCGCTGAGCGGGATTATTTCACCCTCAGAGAGCGAATCAACACCATCACCGGGCAAGTGAAATACCTGCAGGACTACATCAGGCAGCAGTGCCAGAAATAAACGTAATTGATAGGTGACCTCCCTTGAGGGTTTGCATATGCTGTTGGTTTTATCTTTGGGGGTTTATATGGCAAAGCAATCCTATTCTGGGAGATGTCTCTTTGATGGTTGTTACGATTTTGAAGAGTTCAAGAGAGAGCTAAAATTTGGATTGTTAAATGGAGAAATAAGTAACGTTACAGTCCATCAAATGGATGATGGAAGTGCATTTATTGTCCATGAATGGGCGGAGACTGAAGATGACCTCCGTTTCTCCCATATGATTAGCAAAAAAATTGTTGAATCATTTGGTGGTAAATACACCATCGATAATGAATAGCGTATAATTCACTTCCAAAATTGCCCCTTGGTGCATAGCCATCACAAAGGCCACCTCCGGGTGGCTTTTTTAATGGTTATAACAACAGGAATACATCAATACGCAGTGCTTGAGGTATGACATTGCAGAGTCACTTAAAGCAGTGGTTAGATAATAATTAACCCTATCGCCAAAATGAGAGTAACCACAAAAATAACAAGCCAGATGCAGCGCTAATGCCTATCCAGGCTTTATCGATAGCCCCGGATTGCCATACCTTTGCCGCAAGCATAAAGAAGCTTACGAGGCCCGCTAGCCATTTGTATTTAGTAGTGGTTTTGATTATTTTTTGGCTTTTTAATGTTAATCCAATGATGCAGGTTTGCAGCGGTTTGGGTAATCTCCGATAAACGCGCCCGAAACGCGTTGCTCCGAACAAATGCATCCATTCGTGATTGCCATGCAACAATACTGGATGGATTTCATCTTTTATGAGTTTAAGTGCTAGTGACAGCTCAAGCGATGCTTTCATCCTAAATGAACATGCCTGAACAACCTGCTTCTCGAAATGAGTTACGGGGTTTTCAAGTGGTTCACAGCCCATTATTTCAGCCTTGTCAGAATCTAATCTAATGAAATAGTTGTATTTAGTTAGTCTTTTATCAATTGTTTCATCAATAATTCGATTTATAAGGTAGCGCCTTATCTCTATTGTGAATTTGTCCTTCATAGTTCATAAAACCTACATAGTTGCATTTTAGAAAGTACCTTTTTCATCGTTCCATCCTAGAGGCATTCAAATGGCACTCACCGACAAGCAAGAAATGTTCTGTCGCGAGTACCTGATCGATTTAAACGCCACGCAAGCGGCTATTCGGGCGGGGTACAGCGAAAATACCGCTCGGAAAATTGGCAGTGAGAACCTCACAAAACCAGACGTCCAGAACAGAATCGCCGAACTTAAATTAGAACGCAATGAGCAGGTTAACATTGACGCTGCTTATGTTTTGAGGCGCCTAGTTGAAATCGACCAGATGGATGTATTGGATATTCTGAAAGAGGATGGTGGTCTTAAGTCGATAAGTGAATGGCCGAAGGTGTGGCGAACAACGCTTAGTGGATTCGACATAAACACGTCGATCACCAATTTCGATGAAACAACCATTGAGAACATCCTCAAGAAGGTCAAGTGGCCTGATAAGGTCAAGAATCTAGAACTGCTCGGTAAGCACATTTCTGTCATGGCCTTCAAAGAGCAAGTAGAACAATCAGGATCAGTCACTCACAACATCATGCCAGTTCCATCATGCAGCAGCGCTGAAGAGTGGGAGGCAGCCGCACAGCAACAGCAGAGCGAGGTATTAGGCAAATGAGCTACAACGTAGTTTGGAAGCCTTTGCCCGGCTCGCAGTCGCTTTCGCTGAGTTGCCCCTGTGATGAGATATTGTTTGAAGGTACACGCGGACCCGGTAAGACTGCAGCGCAGTTGGCTCGATTTCGTCGCAAGGTCGGCTTGGGGTACGGCACCTTTTGGCGTGGCGTCATCTTCGACACAGAATATAAGAACCTCGCCGACATAATCACCCAGTCAAAGCGTATGTACCGCCTGTTTGGTGACGGTGCTCGATTTCTCAACTCGGCATCAGAACTTCGTTGGGTCTGGCCTACAGGTGAAGAGTTACTGTTTCGTTTCGGCAAAGAAGAGAATGACTACTGGGACTATCACGGTCAGGAATTCCCTTTCATCGGCTTTAACGAGCTGACAAAGCAACCTAACGCCGATTTCTACGAGTCGATGTTCTCTTGCAGGCGTTCATCATTCAGGCCGCAGGATTACCCGCTGGCAGATGGAACTTTGCTACCGAGCATCCCGCTTGAAACTTTCAACACGACTAACCCATTCGGCATCGGACATACATGGGTTAAGAAGAGGTTCATTGAGCCAGCGCCGCGTGGAACGATTATCCGTGACACGCAATTAGTGCCAAACCCACAGACGCAGCAGGAAGAAAAGATAACCCTGACGCGAGTTGCTATTCACGGCTCCTTCAAAGAGAACCCGTATCTCGACCCGGTATACATCGCCACGCTGATGAACATCAAAGACCCGAACAAGCGCAAGGCTTGGGTTGAAGGTTCGTGGGATGTTACCAGCGGCGGTAGGTTCGACCATCTTTGGAATGACACGCTACACGTTATCAAGCCATTCACTATTCCAGAAAGCTGGACTGTAGACCGATCACACGACTGGGGTGAGTCGAAGCCATTCTCTAATCTTTGGTGGGCTCAAACAGACGGCACTGAGGCAGTGTTACCTGACGGTTCTAAGTTCTGCCCGCCTGCAGGATCACTCATCCTGATTGGAGAGTGGTACGGCTGCCCGCCAGATGAGCTGAACAAAGGCTTGAACATGTCCTCTACCAATGTCGCCAAAGGCGTTGCGTGGTTGGATAAGCGGCTTGTTGGTGAAGATGCTGACGAGCCAGAAGAAACTAAAGGGCAAGGCCAGATGCATATCATGCCTGGCATCTGCACAAAGGTTATCCCAGGACCAGCTGACAGTGCGATTTATAACACCGCTGACAATGAGCTTTCCATAGGACAGAAGATGGAAAAGCAGGGCGTTAAGTGGCTTGAGTCAAACAAGAAGCCCGGATCACGCATAAACGGTGCGTCACTCTTCGCTGACATGCTCGAAGCTGTCATTGAAGGCAAGAAGTCCGAATCAGGCATACCTGAGAAGCCTGCTCTCTACGTATTCGATTATTGCCGTGGCTGGATAAGCCGAGTCCCCGTTTTAGTCCGTGATGAAAAGAACCCTGACGACGTGGACACCACGCAGGAAGATCACGACTGGGACGCAACCCGATATCGCGTTCTGCATTCACCTAAGCAGACAGGCGCATTCTTCTTCTAAGGAGCCACTCAGTGAGTGAAAAAAACGACGAGATGGCATTTCTCGTGAATACGCTCGCTGAGACATTAGCAGCGGGTCGCCAGCGAGCTCTATATGCTGGCCTCGGAAAAAGTGGAAACACCAAGCGCACCAATATCTGGGCAGAGTTTGGCTACCCTGATGATCTCAGCTTCGATAGTTTTTACAACGCATATGAACGCAACGCGGTAGCTTTCGGGGCGGTGCAAAAGCTTCTGGACTCATGCTGGACGGATAACCCGACCATCATCGAAGGTGGGGAGGAGAAAGAGCCAGATGAAACAACTCCATGGGAAGCTTCAGTCACTAAGTTACTGAAGAAGCACTGGCCTAGAATTAAAGATGCTGACCGGAGAAACCTTGTAGGTCATTACTCTGCGTTACTGATTCAGGTCCGTGATAATCAGAAGTGGGGTGAGCCGATACCGGCTGGCTCTCTCAAAAGATTGGGTGAGAAGGGGCTGGTTAAGTTCATTCCTGTCTGGGAGTCACAACTCAGTGTCTCAACATGGGATAACGACCAGACATCTGAAAACTATGGTCAGCCAACGATGTATAACTTCGATGAGCGGCCAGTAGGTGATGTTAAAAGCGCAGGCCCTGTGCGCGGCACTCCAGTTCACCCAGATAGGGTGATCATCCTCTGCGAAGGTTCTGAAGACGAATCGATATTCTCCGGCGTGCCATTGCTTCAGGCTGGTTATAACAAATTGCTGGATATCGAGAAGACATCAGGCGGCAGTGCAGAAGGTTTCCTCAAGAATGCCAGTCGCCAAATCGCAATAGAGTTCGACGCAGCAACCAACATGGAAGCCATTGCCGACATGGCTAAAAAGGCGGGCTATACAGACCTTGGTCAAGCCATGGATGAAAAGGTGCGCCAACTCAATAGAGGTACTGATTCCGCAGCAGTGATGCAAGCTGGGAAAATGAATGTGCTCTCCGTGACTCCTGGCGATCCGACGCCAACATGGACTACGGCAGCAAACGAATTCTCAGCATCAATTCAATGCCCGTTCACCATTCTGTTCGGTCAGCAGACAGGCCGACTTGCGTCAGATGAAGACAAAACGGACTGGGCAAAGCGCTGCAACTCCCGGCGCTGGGGGTTTATGTCGGACTACATCACTCAAATTATCCAGCGGTTATGGAAGTTTGGCATTATCGAAGCTCCCAAGGGTGATGAAGTGACGCTGTCTTGGTCTGACCTTCTTGCTCCAAGTGAGAAAGAGAAGATCGCCAATATGCAGGCCATGGCAACCGTCGCCAAGGACACTCAGCAGGCATATGGTACTCCGGCTGTGGATATTAACGAGATTCGCTCTGTTGGCGAGCTTGAACCTATACCCGAACCGAAGAAACCAGACCCTAACGCAAAACCAACCGGTAAGGATCCGCTGACAGATGATGACAACAGCGACCCGAATCGGGACTCCAATCGTACCGCGCAATAAAGCCGACCCTACGCAGTCATACCGAGCCGTAAACAAGATGTACCGGGATATCGAAGAAAGGTATCTCGGCATCAAGACTGACCTGAAGCAACTGCTTGATGCCAGGCTAACCGGCAGGGAGAGGGAGGGTAACGCTCAAGCTTCATTCGCAGTGCATGGTGATATCATCTATCAGGTTAATGCGGCCACGTACATCTACGACATGACAGCGCAACAACTTGCTGACCTGTTGGAACGTGTACAGGTGATTCTTGATGATCACCTTCTAAGTGGTTTAGGTCAGGACATGTGGGCGCTTGCGTATGTCGCCGAAGAGTACCAGCGAGGCACTTTGAACGCCTTCACCAATCTCTCTGTTCAGTCGCCGGTTTACGCATCGCAGACAACGCTCAGCCAGTTACTTTCGTCACCTGCCTACCAGAACCAAATTGCAGCGGCATACGTGAGTACGTACAGCGATTGGGTAGGCATAAGCGACAAGGCTCGCGCCGACCTCGCCAACGTGATTTCTGATGCAATTGGGCGCGGTGTTAATCCGAAAGAAACGGCCAGCCTGATAAGTAAACGCCTTGATGTGTCGATGTCAGATGCGAAGAACATCGCTCAGACGGAACAAGTAGGCGCTCTCAGGAAAGCACAGTGGGCTGAAACAACGTGGTCGAAAGAACGCCTTGGCCTGAACACCGGATTGCTCTGGCTGTCAGCACTTAAGCCTACAACCAGAGCATGGCACGCCGCACGTCATGGCAAGGTTTACACGGTCGAGAGTGTTGAGGCCTTCTATGCTGAGAACGGCAACCGGTATCACTGCTACTGCTCGCAGATACCAGCCATCCTGAATGATAAAGGGCAGATAGTGAATGATGGTCTTAATGAAAGGCTTGCAGAAGAGAGGCGATCTTGGATAACGTGATTCTCTTCATGGACTAATGTTGGCGGTGAAAGATGGAAGAAAAAGTAGAAGCCAAAAGCGTGAATTTTGAATGGAAAGAATTATTCAAAACTGATGTTTCTATTCATTTCAGAGTGATATGCAAAATTATGCTTTTAAGTGGTATTGAGGTTACTGGCAGCGCCCACTGTATTATCAATAAAGGTGAGCAAGGAACTGCCCCATACTTTACTAACAATAAAGTTAGCCAAGCTGAGAATGATGCTTACCACCAGGCCAATCAAATATTATTTAACATTTCAGGGCGGCGCTTGTTCCCCCCTGTACTTAGCACTCTTGCAAATTTGAGCGCATACTCCAATCAATTAAGCCCGAACCCCTACCAAGGTACTTAGAAAAAAACCCGCTCCGGCGGGTTTTTTATTGCCAAAAGTTTATCAAGAGGAATAACCGTGAAACTTTCGAGTATTCATGTAAAAAGCCTCGCCATCAATTCCGCCAACATCTCAACTGAAACCATCGACGGTGACGAGCACATCGTCATCCGCGGCGTCGTGCCTGTCGTTGATGATGTGGTTATGAACGGCGGCTTGTATCCGGCTGAGGAAATTAACAAAAGCTTTAAGACGCTCGAAGGTAATCAGATGCCTCTTGGGCATCCGAAGATTGGCGGAGATTACGTCAGCGCAAACAACCCGCGAGCAGTGAATCAGTTTCACGTAGGCGCATGGGCTGAGAATGTGCGGAAAGATGGTGATCGTGTCGTGATGGACATGAAAATCAACAAGCGATTCGCCTCTGCCACTGAAGGTGGCAAGCGGGTTCTTGAGCGCATCGAAGGGTTATCTACCAACACAAGCGCAGAGCCTATCCACGTATCAACAGGCCTCCTGCTGAAGCGTGAACAGAACAGTGGCAAGTCTAAGGGCAAGCCTCATACGTGGGTTGCGCGCAACATGCAGTTCGACCACGTCGCCATCCTTCTGGATGAGCCCGGCGCGGCAACTCCTGATGATGGCGTGGGCATCTTCGTGAATGCTGACAACACCACTCAGGAAGTGGAAGTCGAGAATGTGGATTTAACCTCGGCCTCGAACTGCACTCAGCAAGGCCTGCTGAATAAAACCAAATTCTTCTTCACCAACGCCTCCAACTACTCATTTGACGATATCAGCCGCGCTATTGGCGACAAGCTTCGCGAAGGCCGGAGTGATGACGATTGGGTATGGCCTGACACCATCTGGCCTGACTCATTCATCTACCGAAATGACACCAAGTATTTCAAGCAGAAGTACCTCATCGATGACGACGGCAAAGCCGTATTCGTCGGCGAACCTCAAGAAGTCGTGCGCAAACCTACTGAGTACGAAATTAAAACCAACGGAGCTGAAAACCCGATGAAAGACATGATCGTTAACGCACTGAAAGCGAAAGGTAAGCCGACTGAAGGCAAGACCGACGCAGAGCTTTTTGATGCATTCAATCAAATGAATGCAGAGGAAGCAGCAACCAAGACTGAGACGCCTGAAGAGAAGGCTGCTCGATTGAAGAAAGAGGCTGACGACAAGGCAGCCAAAGACAAAGCGAATAACAGTGAGCAGGCTCCGGCTTGGTTCGCGCCTTTCGCTGAAAAGCTGAACAGCATCGAAACCGGCCTTACAGCCAACTCTGACAAAGAGAAAGGCGAGAAGCGTGCAGCAGTCAAAGCGAAGTTCGGCATGACTGATATTGCGGTCAATGCTCTGGACGGCGAACCACTGAATGAGCTGTTTGCTCAATGCTCCACATCCACCGGCCTGAATGGTTTATTCCGTCAAGCCAACTCATCTCAATCAGTCAGCGAAATGCCGGAGTAAATAATGGCTAAAGATGGAAAGCACGTAATTCATGCGGGTGGCATCTTCGCAAACCCACAGTTGCATCGTGAAGGTGCGGCAGCGGCAGCAACCCAGCCGGGCACAGTTGGTTTCTTCGATAACACCACGAAGAAATTCACCGCCTCAGTTGATGGCAACGAAGACGCAATCCTTTATGTCGCAAACTTCGACTACCTGCGCTGCAAAACGGTGGATGACACCATTGCGGTGGGTGATTGGGTTGTAGCGATGCATCCAACCCCTGGCGTTTTCTTCAACGTTCCTGCAGCAACCGGCACATACACCAAAGGCCAGCCTCTCTCTATCGTCAATGGTCGAGTTAAGGCAAAAGCAACCGGCGAATCTACTCGTGCATACGTAGAAGAAGACCGTTCATACACCATTTCGACAGCAGGCCAGCTCCTGCGCGTTGTCATCAAGTAAGGAGCACCGAATGTTTGCATTTTCCACTAAGAAGGCGACCGAGACCGGAAACCTTGAGGCCAACATGGCTCAGTTTCATGAGCTTCAGTTTGCCCGTAATTCAAGCGCTCAGGCAGTAGCAGATTTTATTGCCCGTACTCGCGTGCGTGGCGAAGCAGCCAATGCTCCTGCGCTTGAAGCAGTGAACGCAGTCGATGATATTCGTCGCCTGTACAAAGCATACGACCAGACCGTGCTGAAAGAGTTCGAACCCAACACTGAGTTCACCCTGCTGAACGATCTGATGCCTCTGTCACGTTCAGTTCGTCTGGAAGAGTCAGTGTACGAGTACGCTCGCACTGGTGGTCGTGGTTGGGCTCACACATCCATGTCCGGACAGATTGGTGCTGCATTGGATGCGAAGTCCTACACCTTCGACGGCACGATGGTTCCGATTCACGACAGCGGCTTCAAATTCAACTGGCGTGATCCGGTCTTCAACAAAGGCTCCGCACTGGCCTCATTGTCTGACGCACAGGCAGGTTCAGTTGATAATGTTCGTCGCCAGTATGTGGACTACATCTGGGAAGGTTTCCGCGACGCGGCTGGTAACTACATCAGCTTCGACAGCAAGACGTGGAAGGGCATTCGTCATGATGAGCGCGTTGCTCAGGTAACTCTGACTGTAAACTTCGCGACCAGCACTGACCCGAAAGCCATGCGTGCGGCGGCTATTTCCCTGCGCGACGTTCTGAAGCTGCAAAACCTGCAATACGGTCAGCAGACGTGGTACGTCTCCAGCGACATCATGTCCAACTGGGAACAGTACTTCGACGTGAACTCTCTGCGCACCGTGCTGGAAGAAATCGCGAAGCTGTCAGGCATTTCAGCCATCAAAGAAGATGCTGAGTTGACTGGCAACGAAATCGTGATCGTTCCTCTGCAAGCCGGAGTCATCGCTCCAATCGTCGGGCAGGCCTTCGGTACTGTTGCCGACCCTCGCCAGTTCTACAACTCTGACTACGTGTGGCGTACATGGGGTGCTGCTGGCCTGATGGTTAAGCAAGACATCAACGGTCACTTCTCTGTCATCCACGCATCCAGCTAAGGAAAAACCATGGCACTCGTAAAAGTTTTAGTAGCAAACCTTTTTGCCGGTGCCAACTTCCAGAAACTGGAGGTTGGTCAGTCATACGACGTCGATGATGCTGTAGCTGAAAAGTGGATCGCCAGCGGCAAAGCTGAGAAGTCCACCGAGAAGAAAGGCGAGAAGCTGGTGTTTGAGGTGGCGACGCCTTCTTCTCCCGCCTCATCTAATGCCAAAGCTTTGCAGGATCAGATTGATGCCCTGACCAAAGCAGCAGAAGAAGCAGAAGCGGCACATGCCGAAGCTATCGCTGAAGTAACTAAGCGAGCAGAAGAAGCAGAAGCGGCGCTGGCAGCAGCAACCAAAAAGGATAAGTAATCATGGCAGCCCCGCTAACGCCGGAAGATGTTCAAGCCTTTCTCGCCGAGCTGGGCTACTCCATTCCTTCATCCTTGCTGACACCAATCCTATGCCGAGTTAATTCGATTATCGATTGCTTGGATGGGGCAGGCTATGACGACTGCACGCAGACACTAATCATGATGTATGCCGCCGCGCTAATGTCTGCCTCATCCGGTGCCAGGAAGATTAAATCTCAGAGTGCTCCATCGGGCGCGAGTCGCTCGTTTGAGTATGGCGATGATTCCATCACTTGGCTGAGGGATTCTCTCGCTGCATTAGATACATCGGGTTGCACCGGCGTTCTGCCAATCACGGTTGGCTCATCGGTTGGTTTCTTCGATGTTGTGGGAGGTTGTTAATGGCTTCTTTCGTTATTAAATCTCTTTGCGTGACCGTTATCTATCGCGTTGGTGAAGAGTTAAAAACCTTCAAATCTCAGATAACGCCACCATTTCTTATTGAGCGATTCCTTCAGTTGGAAATGGGCAACGTAGGTGGCCTTTTCATTCCGGTTGGAAATGGGCAGCAGGTAAGTGCCAAGAATGTCGAATGGTTTGAAATCATCCGTCCTCAACCTGATTGTAAATGCCCTGACCAGTACAGCGAGTATCAACTATGAGCGCAGCCGCAAACTGGTCATACACCGCAACCGCGACGCTGTGGAAAAATCTCGGTATCAGTGATGGTGGTGACTCACTCGGCTTTGCTGCTCCGGTGGTGATTCTTTGCGACTACGAAGGCGGATTGAGTAAGCGACTGGCAAGTTTGGGCGCTGAAATCGTGGTGAAGAATACCATCTGGTCGGAGTATTCCAGCGCTGCTTCTGGTGATTACATCCTTATTGGTGCATCTACCGATGCTGACCCACTGGCGTCGGGTGCTGATGAGGTCAGGCAGGTCATTCGCTACGCTGACACCTTTGACCGCGTGGCAGATGATTACGCCATTCTCACGGGAGTCTGATATGGGCGTGAAAGTTAAAGGGGTGTCAAAAGCCGTTAAGAATCTCGACTCGATTGTTAACACCATTACGGGCAAAAAGGTTGTGAGGGCATTGCAAAGCGCGATGATTATCGGCTCATCACGCGCCGCGCTTTACACGCCCATTGATACCTCATATTTGCTCAACAGTCAGTTCCGCGAAATCGTTGTAAACGGCACTCGTTTCACTGGTCGCGTCGGATATACGGCGAACTATGCCGCATATGTCCACGACCCGGCTAACGTGCAAACCTTCAGGCGCCCTACAGCTGAGAAAGAGTTCCTCACAAAAGGCTTTGAGGATGAGCGAGGCCTTATCGACAAAACAGTAGCTCAGGAGATGTCGTTATGACGCCTTCAATGGCTGACAGGGTTCGTGATTACTTCGTTGATGCTGGCCTGACAACGGGCTTCAAGGTTCAGAAGTTTGTCTGGAACGACACCGCAGTTCTGACAGATAAGTTCATGGTATTCCGACCTAATGGCGGCTCGAACATCAGAAACGACCTCGGCGCTGAATATCTTGTTCTGGTTGATGTTATCGGTGCCAAGAATGGAAATCAGGTGGCCGCAGACGCTGTGCAGTCGATTATCGATAATGTGCAGGCCAATCCAATGCCGAATGATTGCATCGGACACATCGAAAACTTCGGCGGAATCCCGTCACCCGTTCTCACAACAGAGGGTCGGTTAGTTTACCGACTCCAGTTCGCCTGTCTTTTTTCTGAATAAACACAATCAAATCCCCTCAAGGTCGCCAATGGCGGCCTTGAGGTGGCCTTGGGCTGCCCAGAAACTCCGCCTTCTGAGGGCGACTGGCAGGCTTTGGGGGCTGGCACTAGCAAAGGCCTCGACTTCTCTCCTAACACCGTGAACTCAGACGCTGATGACACCGGCGCATGGGTAGAAAACATCGTGACTAACGCTGACGCAACGATTTCGTTCGAAGGCGAAGTGCGTAAAAACGACAAGTTGGATCAGTTCGGATTCGGCAAGTTGGTGAAGTACTTCGCTGATGAGCTGAATGCTAAGCCAATTCGTCAGCCGACAATCTGGGTGCGCCTAGAAGTGGGTCCGATTGAGTTCACCGGCTATATGGTCATCACCGCGCTGACTCCGGCGGACGGCGGCACTAACGACCTCGTTACCTTCACTGTCGAATTCAAAGTAGCGAATAGCGATACGGTGAAAGTTGAGCAAGTCACTCCAGACGTTCCAGTAGCAAGCGTCACAGTAACCCCAGCGACATCTACGGGCGCGGTGGGCTCTACAGTTCAGTTGACGGCTAACGTGCTGCCATCTGATGCGACCATTAAAACCGGTGCATGGACATCTTCTGATGCTACGAAAGCCACAGTCAGTTCAACCGGCCTCGTCACCCGCGTGGCGGTGGGTACAGCAACAATGACGTTCACAACTACAGACGGCGCGAAAACTGGTACCAGTGCCATCACTGTTACTGCGTAATTATCACAGCGGGCATTTTCGAGTGTCCGCGATAATAATTATGAGAGGCGTATATGACCCCAATAAAAGAGATTGGCGAGTGTCTGATAACTGCGGGCGATGATGATTATTTCTTTCGCCCGTCATTTGCCAACATGACGCGCATTGGCGAGCCTGACGAGATAGTTCGCGCTTTCTATGACCTGCACAACGATGCTGTAACGCCACTCTTTCAGAGAGCAATGGATGCTTACGGAACCATCCCCGCATGGCTCTATCAGTACGCAAATAGTCATCAGATATCCAAGCCAGCAATCATGGCTGCAATCTCAGTCATCACTGCGTGTTGCGATAAAGATGCGACGCCATTGGTCGGAGATATTATTCCTGGCAAGACCGGTAAATGGACGTTCGTCTACCGCAAAGGCCTGATGCACCCCATCGACATGATACTCATCGCGCAGTCGCTGATTACGCACGGCGTCATCGGCAAGGCAAAGGTGCGTCAATTACAGCGCAATGAGACTGGCAAGGCGACGACAGACTTTAGAGCCTTCGAATACATCAGCGCAGCACGTAATCACTTCAGCATGTCGCGCACAGAGGCCGAGCAGCTAAGCATGACCGAGTTTCAGCTTATGCTCGCCGCCAAGTACCCAGACCAGAAAGGCCTCACCCGAGACGAGTATGAGGCGGTAGCAGATGACTACTTTGCGAAGAAAGCACGAAAGCTGACTAAAGTGCGGAACCAGCATTCATAAAGTATTCATAATCTCTTTTTCACAGAAGCAGAATCACTAATTTCTGGATTGTTAGCCCGAATCTTTTCAGTTAAATATTTTTTTTCAATCGTGGCTTTCAAAGATGCGCGAACACTATGAACTCGTTGTTTTATTTCAAATTTATCTTCTTTATCTAATTTGGAAGACTTTCTTCCAACGCGATTTAATTTTTCTTTCATTCTTTTAAGAGTCCACGAGTCAATCCTATCGCCAGTCAACTCAGAAATCTGCTCATTCATTTTGTCTAACTGACTGTTTAGTTCATTTTTTAAAAACATAGCTAATCCATTTTGTTGTTGGTTTCTATAAGCCATTAATTTACACACCAGAAAGCATAAGTCACTAAATAATATAAAGGATAAATTATGGCAGGCTCAGTTAACGCAGGCAGCATCATTTATGAAGTGGATATGGATACCGGTCGCCTGCTTGCTGCTCGAAGAGAGGTGGACGCAGCTCTGAATGGCCTGAGCGGCAGCCTTGGACGAATCGATGCGTCAGTAACCCGCACAGAGCGCTCGCTGGCTACTGTCGGGCGAACGATGTCCAGCCTGACTAATGTCGCGAAGGGTTTAGCAGCCGCGCTCTCTGTTCAGCAGGTCACCGAATATGCTAACGCATGGGTTATTGTTAGCAACAAACTCGTCAACTCAGTAAAAACCAATGAGGACTTAGCAACTGTCACTCAGCGTGTTTTCGACATCTCCCAAGACACTCGCTCCAGTCTTGAAGCTACTGCAACACTGTATGGTAGGTTGGAAAGGGCGACAAGAAGTGCAGGAACCAGCACTGCCGATTTGGTGAAGCTGACAGAAACCATTAACAAAGGGCTGACCGTATCAGGTGCGACAACTGAAGAAGCTAGCTCTACGATGACGCAGCTTTCTCAAGCGCTGGCATCAGGCGTGCTTCGCGGAGAAGAGTTCAACTCAATCTCTGAGAACGGTAGTCGGTTAGCTCAGGCGCTGGCCGCGTCACTCGGTGTGACAATTGGGCAACTTAGAGGCATGGCAGCTCAGGGTAAGTTGACTACAGAAGTTGTGGTGAACGGGCTCCTGAAGCAGGGCGATCAGATCGCAAAAGAGTTCAGCAACACAACTCTGACAATGGGGCAGTCCTTCACTGTTGCCACTAACAACATCACCAAATTTGTAGGTGAGGCATCAAGTGTTAACACGACGCTAAACGTCTTCAACCACGGCGTCATTGCCTTGAGTGAAAATCTAAATGCTGTTTCCACCGCCATTGGCGTCTTTGCCGTAGTTATGGGAAGTCGTTTTGTTGGGGCTTTGACAGCCGCTACAGCGGCGAGAGTTACGGATATAGCCGCTGCAAGTAAGCAGTCTCAAGCAACGGCACAGGCCGCGGAATCCGCTCAGATTGAATCCGCTGCCCAGTTTAGACTTGCTCAGGCAAATAAGAGCAGCGCCGTTTCGGCTTTAAATCTTGCCCAGGCTGAACTAAATGTTATGAAGGCGACGAATGCGGCAACTGTTTCAACGGTCGCAATTGCTGATGCCCAAGTCATAAGTGCCAGAGCGACAGTTCAACAGCTCGAATCAGAAAAGCTGTTAGAGACTCAGCGTCTTAGAGCGCAGATTACAGAGCAGGGAAGAATAGCCACCGCCACAAGGATGGCAGAGATTCAAATGGCCTCCTCAGTTGCTACTCAGAGATTGGCCGCTGCTGAAGCCGCTGCTGCAACTCAAAGGGCGACAGTTATAGCTGCAGCAGAAGCAAATCTATCTGCTGCAAGAACAGGCCTTGCTACTGCAACAGGAACTGCCACAGCTGCGAACTCGGCTTACATTGCATCTACAGAGGCCGCCGCTGCAGCCTCCGCCGCCGCAACCACAACCATCGGCGGCCTCGCGCGCGGGGCGCTGTCTTTAATTGGTGGTCCTGCTGGTGCGGCTGTTTTAGCCGGTGCCGCAATATTCTACTTCTTTCAGAAAGCACAGCAGGCCAAGCAGGAGAGCATCGACTTTGCCGACAAGCTTGATGGTCTGATAGGCAAAATGAAAGAAATGAGCCAGGTGCAACTGGCTGCTGAAATTGATAAAGCGAATAAATCTATTGCGGTACAGAATGGACAGCTAAGCACCAACGAAGCCACGCTGGCAGGTCTTAATGTTCGGCTTGAAGCTGCTCGCAAAGCTGTTAAAGACCTTGGTGAAGACAACCTTCTATACGGTGATGCCGTATCGAACCTAAACACGTTGGAAAGTCAGTCAATTCAGCTCACTGCGCAGGTAGAAAATGAGCGCAACAAGCTAAGCCAGACCATCAGCAAAACCGGCATCCTGCAGGCGCAGGCCAACGGTACATTCGCGCAGGGGATTGACCTGCTGAAGCGTGATGGTCATGAGGCCGGAGTTGCAGCCGGGCTGTTCAATCAGCTCGGTGATGCGCTGAACGTCGCAGCTAAGGCTAAGGATAATTTCAACTCTCAAAGTTTGAGGGTGGAAATCACAAAGGATGGTCAGAAACAGCTCGATCAGCTCACCCAAGAAAACGAACTCCTGCAAATCACCGATAAGCGCCTTAGGGCGGTAAAGTCTGCCAGACTCGACGCAATAAACGCTGGTGAAGGCAATCAGAAGGTTATCAATCAGGTTGGCGAACTTGCCGGGGCAAACTACGACCTGCAGCAAGCGGAAGCGGCGCGTAACAAAGCGGCTAAGGCCGGTGCTAAGACTGAAGATGAAGGTGCTAAGAAAATTGCCGACCTTCAACGACAGTTGGAGTACCTCAAGCTAAGTTACGATGAAAACAGCCGAGAGGCTGCCGTATACAACGCGGTGCAATCGGCGGGAAGTAAGGCTACCGAACTTCAGAAACAAGCCATTGGTGAGTATGCGGGCGCCCTGTTCGATGCTAAGCAAAAACAGGCAGACCTCAACGCCGCTATTGCTGCTGACCCGGTTAGAAACGCTGACAAAACTTACTCTGATGCAACCAAGCAGCTAAAACGCCAGCTTGACGAGGGGATCGTTGACCAGCAGCAATTCAACCAGGAGTCGTTGAAGCTAGCTCAAGACCACGCGAATGATATCGCCAAGGCCAATGCAAACTCTGTTGTAACACCTGCAGCCGAGGCTGCTGGAACAGTTGATCCGGTTCAGCAGTTGGCAAATGAGAACGCCAAGAAATTAGCGCTCATTCAGCAGTACGAGGCCAACAAAACCATCACTGAGCAGCAGGGTATCGCCCTACGTAATGCCGCTAACACTCAATATGAGCAACAGCGCATTGCCGCTCAGTGGCAGATGTTCGCCGCTCAAAGCCAAACCAATCAGTTAATAGCCGACACTGTTGACGCACTTGGCGGTTCTGTGACGAGTTCAATTACCGGCCTAATATCTGGCACAACTGACCTGCAAAGTGCTATCAGCTCAATCAGTAACACCATCCTGAATGAGTTGGTAGGAAGCTTCGTGAAGATGGGTGTCGAATGGGTCAAGTCTGCAATCATGGGGCAGACAGCTCAGGTAGCGGCGACAGCAGCCACAACATCGGCGGCGGTTGCCGGTACGGCGACAACGACAGCAGCCAGCGTGTCAGCAGCTACGGCAACGACAGTAGCATGGACTCCAGCAGCCATCGTGGCTTCTATCGGTTCATTCGGCGGCGCGGCGGCTATCGGTATCGGTGCTGTTATCGCGGCCATGGCCTTGAGCTCAAGCATTGCCGGTAAGCGTAAAAATGGCGGTCCTGTTTCGGCTGGCTCGATGTATCAGGTGGGTGAGGGCGGTATGCCTGAAATCTACCAGTCTTCATCAGGCCGCCAGTACATGATCCCCGGCGACAACGGCAGCGTCATCAGCAACAAAGACATGCAGTCAGGTAGCGGTGTAAGCGGTTCAGGAATCAACGTGAATGTGAACATCACTAACACCAACGGTTCTTACATAGACCAGCAGGTTACCAGTGATGGAGCAGGCGGCGTGACCGTCGATGTCATTGTTGCTGACTTGGATAACGGCGGACCAATATCGAACGCTTTAACGCGGAACACGTCAGCCACTCGCAGAGCCACTGCCTAACCATTTTAGGCGGGTTTTGCGTTGCCTTGCGAGTGGCCTCTGCTACTATGTGACGAAATGTTACCTATGGAGTCTAGGTGTGAAACTCGATATTCCTGGCAAACCAGAAGATTATTTCATTGAGCAATTAGACGATACGCAAGAACTTAAGTACAAAGCCAATAGAGAAAGGTTAAGAGCTGTAGTGGCTATTAGAAACATGAAAGTTCAGGAGGCGATATCGAATGGTGGAAATCCTCACCAGTTATCCTTGGATTTGAATGATCAATTTGATAGTTTTTTCTCTTCTTCACCAGCAATGGCTCAAGTGGCAGTTTACGGCGTATATGTTGAAGAGCTGAATGCTGCAACTGCATCCATTATAGATGAAACACACCGAATAAATGCACAGTCAGCACTAGCTGAAGAACGTAACAATATACTTGGGCAAGTAATCGGAGTGATTGTTGTTATTGCTATAGCGGCAGTTGTCATCATCAACCTGTAACAAGAAAATATAAAAACAACCTCGCCTCGGCGGGGTTTTTTTATGCCCGGAGAAAAGATGGCGATTCCATATCCAGACTGGCTGCCACTGGCTCAGAAAGCCAATAAGAATAGAAGTAGTGACGTTGGTTTCCGTACTGACCAGCCAGCAGTGGGCGCTCCGATTTACCAGAAGCTCACCGATGACCTGAAGACCACATGGACGCTCACTTGGTTATTTCAGCGCAGTGAGGACAGGGCATTTGAGCAGTGGTTACGCAGCCCTACATACCTTGATAACGGCAACCAATGGTTCACGATGCCCATCAATTTGGGCGGCTCTGACATACAGATTCAAGAACTTCACTTCACTGCCGACGGTTACCCGAAACAAACCAGCGATAACAACGGAGTCATCACCTGGAGCGCGACGGTCATTAGCCGCGGCGTTATCAATACCGATGATGATAACAGCGACATCATCGTGGAGTTGCCGCCAATCTGGTGGTCATGGCTCGATGAGATTGTTAACCGAGACTTGCCAGAATACGTACTGGCTCCAGTCATTCCAGACACCAGTCCGATCAATCTGGCGATGGTTGCGTTAGATGGCCGGGTTAACTTCTCCCGCGCAGGCGCAGCCAGTTATGTCGGCAGCAACGGGTTAATTCAGCAGGCAGCGGCGAATCAGTGGCCTCTTGAATATCTCGGTGGCGTGGGAAGAACTGAGCCGGAGCCAGCATCAACGAACATACTTCTGTATTCACAGACGATATCTGCCGGAAACTGGACAAAGGGGGCAATGACTTTAGTTAATAGTTTGCCTTCTCCTGATGGCGGAAGTACCGCTTCAAAATTAGTCCCCAACACCACTATGGGAACTCATCAACTCGTGCAGAGTGTGTCCGGGGCTTTGTCACTTGGCGACACAATCACCACATCGGTTTATGCGAAAGCTAACGGCAACAACGTCATTCAAATTGTCTGGGGCGCTGGTGTTAATGGAATAAGCGGTTTATATGCGAATTACGACTTAAGCACGGGGCTAACTAGTGGTAATGCTGGAAACATAAGAATGACGGCTTTAGCTGATGGTTGGTATTTATGTAGCGCCACTGTTGCAGTGTCTGGAGATGCCACGACAACCGCGAATGTTGGATACGGAGTCATTCAGACCTTAACTCAAGGCAGATCACCTTCATGGGCTGGGGATGGTGTTGGCGGGATAAATGTTTGGGGAGCGCAGGCTGAAAAACTCAACCAGCCAACTAGTTATATTGCGACTACCTCAGCAAGGCTAACGCGCCCAACAGCCACAACCACAATCCCAGCCAACGGCGCATCAGCAATCAAGATTACCTATTCCTCCGGTGAGACCACAACCCTGCCATTTGGCGGCGCATCTTCTATCCAGATACCGGCAGGCACAAAGGCATGGGGAGCGCGATACATCACGCTTATTGAGTATTTGCCATGACAACTTTTCGCGATTACAAAAGTCAGCGGCCTAATCGAATTCTTTACGAGACGATCACCTTTTATCATTCGACATTTGGCTATGTGCGACTGGTAAACATGCAGGTGTATCCGAAGACTTTCGCGGGGCAGGTTTACACGCCGTGCCGTATGGAGATTTCGGAAAGCCAGCAGAGCAGCACGCCGGTGATCAACTCCACCATCAAGTTCTCAAGGCTCGCTCAGGACTTTAAGAAGCAACTGAAGCTATGGCGTTCGTATTCACGCGTAACGCCAATTTCAGCTACCTACCTGCGTTTTGATGCGGCGGACATGAATACACCGCTGAAGCCTTGGACACTCTATGTGAAAGACGTGTCTATGGACGCTAACGACGTGACCTGCACTCTGACCTTGCAGAACCCAATCAATAACAACATCGCCTTCCTATACAACACCACTGAATTCCCCGGACTGAAAAATGCTTAAACAAGAATTCATTGACCGGATGGATGGCAAGCCTTGGAAGAACCGCGCCTGCACATTTGATGCGGCGGACTGCTGGGGTCTCATTGCGTTGTACTACCGGCACGTGCTGGGCGTGAACATTCACCACACGGATGACTACGAATCAGACCGCGAATTCCTAACGTGCTACCACGGCGAGATTGTGTTTTGGCGACTGGCAGCAACGCCGTCAGATGGATGCATGTTCGTCGCATATGAAGACCAGCACCCGAAGCACGTGGGGCTCGTTCTGGACGGTCAGGCGTTCCACAGCCGTGGTGAAAGCGGATTCGTGCGGCTAGATAAGTTGCGCACCCTCAACAAAGTTTTCTCTAAAGTCGAGTATTACACTTATGCCTCTTATCGAGATTCAGAGAGTGCCGGGGATGCCCAAAGAGCGGCATGAACTTTCAGCCGGTAAGATGTTTTATCCGTGGTTGAAAGGTGCTGGTCTACACGCAGAGTTAGAGATTTTTCGCAACGGCGTGAAGGTGCAAGATGATGACGACATTAACTTCCCGCTGAACGATGGGGATGTGATTAGAATCTTCGACCAGCCCAAAAGCGGCGGACTTGCGGGTACGCTGCTCAACCCTTTAGAGCACTTCAATCCGATCAAGTTTACCCAGAAGATTATCTCTTCGCTGATGCCGCAGCCAAACGCAGGCGCTGCGAGCGGCAACTCAAAAACGTCACCGAATAACAGCCTCAAGGGGCAGACGAATATCGCCCGTAATGGTGAGGCGAGGCCTGACACTTACGGCACCGTGCGCTCATTCCCAGACCTGATTCAGGAATCATTGTTCGAGTACACGAATAACTTGAAGTATGTAACGGAGATGATGAATTTCGGGCTCGGTAAATATGATTACTCGTCTATCCGTTATTCAGAATCTAACCTCGGGTCAATGGCCGGGGCGAGTTATACGATTTATCAGCCCGGAGAAGTCATTCCGACTGTGAATGAAGGGTATGAGTTTGACGATGTTGATGGGCAGGAAGTGCCGGGAGCGAACGAATCCAGCGACTTCCCATCTGAGACAGCTAACGCGACAACTGTGGTAAGCGGGACTTACTCAGGCGGTCAGATTGCAATGAAGATTGTGAAACAGTCAGACTTCGATTACTTCATGGATTTAACGCTGCCGCATGCGGTCACTTTTACAATAAACATCACGTACCCGACAGCCAGCGGCAACAAGACAGAAGACATCACGCTGTCCGCAAATCTCATCGCTGTTTCGGAGACGAACAACGGCGCGACAGTCAGCCCGATTTATTACTACAACTTCATATTTAACAACCTCAAAGGTTCCAATGCTGCAGTTATAACTACGGCCACCATCAACACCACGAAGTTCATTCTTAATGACAATGAAGCGCTGGTTGTCGGTCCGTTCTTCTCGCCTGTTGACTCATCTCAACTGTGGGTTCACACACAGTCAGCTTTAGGCGGCAATAGCGAAACGAACTGGAAGATGACGTTGTGGAAAGTGGATGATAACAACGTGCAGATTCCTGGCACGACGCAGGTATTCACTTACCGGCAAACTACCCCTCATGATTCTTCCAGCGAAACATTCTACCGTACAGACAAAATCACTCCGACAGGTGGTTATGGGCGCTATGCCATCAGTTTTCAACGTACTGACAACAGCAGCGACGCAAGCACGCTGAAGGTTGAAGAAATCCACGCTGTAAACGTCAGGAATAATGTTGTTCACCCAACTGACAGCATTGTAAGGATTACCGTGCGGGCTACCGAGAACGCCACCGGCAGCAGGGAGCGCAAATACAACGCTCTCATAACTCGCCATACCATCACATACAACATGACCACTCAAAGTGTGGATTACACTTTACGACCTTCACGCTCATTCGCAGACGCTGTAATTCACACGTGGCTGGTTATGGGTAAGCAGAAAGAGTCGAGCATAGACATCTATGAGCTGTATTCAATCGCCGCGTCATTGCCTGACGTGCGTCTCGGTTATTTTGATTACACATTTGATGATGAGGATATTTCGTTAGGCTCTCGCGTCCAGACCATTTGTGATGCTGCGACGGTCACTGCGTTTTGGGATGACGGCGTTCTGTCGTTTAGTCGAGATGAGAAGAAATCTAACCCTGTCACGGTATTCAACAGGGCAAACATGACGACGGAGGGTTACTCGCTCAGCTATGACATGACGCTGCCCGGCGGATTCGATGGCGTTGAAGTTGAGTACCGAAATCCGACCACCAATAAGCAGGACTACATTCGCTATAAGATATCAGGCTCTGCAATTTCAGAAGGCGAACCGGCAAAGCCGAAGAAGTTCGAGATGCTCTACGTCAGAGATGCATATCAGGCACGTGACAGGGCGGTCAAAGAAGTCAGGCGGCTACTATATTCCCGCATCACTGCGGCTGTTACAGCCATAGCTGACGGCGAATGGATAAACGTCGGGCAAATGATTCAGATTGCTGATATCTACGATGAGAATCAACAAGACGGCTATATCACTGGCAGAGTTGGAAATACTTTCGACACAAGCGAGCGAATTAATTTCTCAGGTGATATGTATGTCGTGGTTACAGACAGCCAAGGAAGTGTGACGTCACGCGTCATTGCCTCAGCAAGGCCTGACACCAATTTCGGATTCATCGCTGCTGTTCCTAACATCCCTCTGAACATCTGGGACGGCATAAATGTTCAGTCACCATCGCGTTACATCATTGCCACGCAGGTAGAGCAGGACTCGACAAAGTGGACGGTGACAGAGAAGAAGCCAAATTCGAGCGGCACCACTTCGATCACTGCAGTTGAGTACAGTGATGAAATGTTCAATTACGTAATCGTCTAAACAATAATCCCACCACCAAAGCCAGCCATAGCGCTGGCTTTTTTAATGGAAAAAATATGGCTACTATTCCAACGCAGCTGCCAATTCCCAGCGAAAAGCCGCAAGATTTAAAATTCAATGCTGGAAAGATCGATGAATTTGTAACCTCTATGGGGTGGACATACACTGACAGATTTGGTGTGAAACGCTATACCATCGAAGGTATTATATATTTATCTCAGCAGGTGATGAGTGCCTTCGGATATGTCACTTTGACCGGCGTAACATTCACAACCGGCGCAACGATCACGCAACCAAACGAGGTTTTATTCAACACGGCTGATAATTCCTACTATAAATGGACGGGATCATTCGCAGACGGTTCAAAAGTAGTACCGGCAAATTCAACTCCAGCAACATCCGGAGGGGTTGGTCCTGGTAAGTGGTTGAACGTTGGGGACTCCACTTTAAAACCTTTGCTGGATGTAACGGCAAATGTGGTTGGGTCCAATAACTATTATCCAATGCCAGCTAGCGGGGCATACATTACTGCAGGGAATGACTACCTCTACCAGAACGTTTTATATACGACTGTTGGTGATTCAGGAATAATCCAATCAATATCGGGAAATACAGTCACGACTGACACAGGAACTGTTTATCTTCTTGATAAGCGGTGGTCTGTTAATGATGTAAGAGCCTGGGGCGTGCAGAATGATGCCCAAGCGGACACTGCATTCAAGAACGCAGTTAACTTTATCAACAAGGCACCCGGTGGTAAGAGAACAGTTTATGTACCGCCAATCGCTTTAATCCTGAGCTCAATAGAGTTAAGAGACTTAGCAAATTTAACAATTCATTTCGATGGTACTTATCTGGTAGGTAACTCATCGACCGTTCAAACATCTATGATCGATATTGTAAACGCTCATACAGTATCAATTACAGGTTCATTCATAGCCGCTGGAAGTAATAAATATACATATGCGATTAGAGGGCGCGGAGGGTTGCCTTCATCTATTGCGCCTGAAACTGGAATATTCACCAGTTTTGATATGATGGGTGGGTGGAAGTTTAACACTTGGAACTGTGCCTTGTGTTTTGGTGATGGAACAGATAAACAGGTTTCTGAAATTAATGTGAAAGTTCTCACGACCAATAAAGTGAACTGTTGTGTTGAGGTGAATGGCTCTCAAACTATCGTTAGTGTAGAAGGTTCATGTGTGTGCGAACCTGTTAGTGGATTTACGTATAAAAAAGGTGTTTTCAATATAATCGGAGGGGTAATAAACCATACTTCAGGGGAGGCAGTGAGCAGCATTGACGCTGCCGCACCAATTGTGAATATGTCGCAGGCATCTTCCACCCAATATTCAAATCCATTTGGAAGTGCAAGATTGAATGGCGTACATGTTGAAACTGTTTCATCTTTGGTCTCGATCAAAAATAGCTCAGGAATTTCAGGTTCGAGCTTCAGTGGTCATAGCGACATAACATTCTCAATGTGTTCTGGTGCCATGTTAAATGGCGGAATTCCTCTCATTGAAAACCAAGTCTCAGACTATGCCGGGACTGTTAACATTGCTGACACTTGCAACTTTTATTCTGCAACAAACAGAACATCGGTGGTTATATATTCTACATCTGCAAACATGACAGCACGAGTCGGAGATTCAGCTTTTCGTGATGGATTTACGACTATCGCAGAAAATATATCTCCACAGTGTAACTGGCAACATGGCATGAGGCCAATCGCATATCTAGAGGCTGCGAGCGTCAGCATTCCCGCCAGCACGTCCGTAAGTGTTTCTTTCCCTTCTCGATTATCTACGGGAGATTACAAATATTATTACGCTAATACTAACAATGATGGTTTTAACGTGGCTACCCATATCAGGCAAATGGAAATAAGCGTGTATATGCCTTCTTCTGGAGCAGAGTTCCGCGTGAGCATACTGTTAAACGGTGTAGAGTATTTCTCGTGTATCAGTGGAGGTACAGTTACCATTCCTGGAAACAGGCTACCGATTGGTGCAGAAATAAGGTTTGCCTGTAAGAATACGAGCGGGTCAGCGACCACCCTGGCCAATACCGCTAGAGTGGTCATTACGGCATCTAACTACTGAGTTGAAATCTCTGCTGGGAGATTATTTTTTCTTCCAGCAGATTTGTATCGATCAAGGAACGGCTTTTCAACATATATGAACGATATGTAAGCTATCACTGCTGTTAGAAAGCAGGAAATCATCAAGCTATAAAAGAAGTTATTAGTTACTTTATTGATAACAATCTGCTGAATAGGGAATGCGTATATATAAACCCCATACGAAATATCTATTTTATCGAGCAAAGCAAATCGGAAACTTGTGGCAAAGCTTACCACTAGGCAACTAGCAGCCATAATGCCTACTGAATTTAGTTCAAGGTTGTTTTGTGAAGAGAATAAAATCAAAAGAGATATTATAGATAATAGCTTTTTGTATTTAACCCACGACTGTTTGGTCATAGATAAAAGAGATGCGGTGAAAAATGATATTCCAAACATTGATAAGTAGTATATAGGCACTCCAAAGAAAACGAAATTATAATTCTGCATTTTCATTGAAATAGATATTACAAAGCACATAACCAAAATCAACAAAACTGATTTAAAAGATTTGTTAATCGAAAGTGCGCTACCAATAACCAAGTAGCATGACAACTCAATGGGAAGTGTCCAAAGACTACCGTTCAGGGCATGAGGTATTATAAAATCAGAAAATACTCCGCGGGGATCATTAAAAATGAATGTACAATGCTGAATGAAAAGGTATATGGAATTATAAAGAGATTGCGCTGAAAAGACAGATGTAGATGAAAAGACCGGAGTGATAATGAAAAGCATTACAAAAGAGCAAACAACCAAGCCAGGCATGATCCTGCGAAGACGTTTTGTTAAAAAGTCCATGAAATTATGAGAACCCTCAAAACTGGCAGGCATTAGAAATCCGGAAATAGAGAAAAATACTACCACGGATAGAAATCCAATAGTTTCCCATCCATTTACAGTAGGTTCTCTTTGACCGCTTAAAGCAAAATTGTGTGAGAACAATACTGAAAATGCAGCCACAAGGCGCAATGTATTAAAGCAGTTATATCTGTCTTTCATGTCTTCCTCTTTGAATCATGATACTCAAACACCCTATTGGCGAAGCGTGCAAGGCGATCAAGTAATGCCTGGCAGTGAATATATAGAATTCTTCTATAAAACGTCGGATAAAATTCTTTCTTTGCAGATCAGCCACTAAGATTTTTCTCTGCGACGACAGTTCACAATCACAAGTCATCATGATTATACTGTATGCATGAACAGTGTTTGTGAGGTGGTTATGGCTAGGTATTCGGATATCAAAGGTGCGTTCGTCAGCAGCATCACGCAAGACCCGAAGAAGGGGAGAATTGTGACTAGCGTTCGATTCGTACAAGAACTAGCGAAGGTCAATCACTTCTGGTCACTGCAAGATAGGCATCCATCATTTGTTCGGAGGTGATGATTTCGATCTGATGGGGAAGCGAATGAGTGGATAGAGCACTATCAGCCCTACTTCCGTGATTACACAGACCACCACGGCGACAACAGATGTTATTTCATGAAGAACATGGGCTATGTGATGTGAGGAGGGAGGTATGGGATTTCCAAGTCCAGCAAGTGATTTTGTAGAGGGGCGTATTGACCTGAACAAGGTGTGCTCATGTACCAGTCCATCAGTGAGGATGTTCATCGCGGAACGCTATCATGGCATGCACATAAACTCTGACCTGCTCCCCGTTGATTAGTACACCCCGATGTTAGTAATGTCTTCATAAGCCACATGAGGACACCCCCATGAAGAAGCGTTTTTCCGACCAACAGATCATCAGTATTCTCCGCGAGGCTGAAGCCGGGGTATCCGCCCGGGAACTCTGCCGCAAGCACGCTATTTCCGATGCCACGTTTTACACCTGGCGTAAAAAGTATGGCGGCATGGAGGTGCCCGAGGTTAAGCGCCTGAAGTCGCTTGAGGAAGAG